CCCTCTTCTTCTCCCTCTTCTTCTCCCTCTTCTTCTCCCTCTTCTTCTCCCTCTTCTTCTCCCTCTTCTCTTTTTAATTCTTCCGCAATACTCCACGCGCCGTGTTCTGTAATTTCAACTTCATCACCATAAAAATATTTCCTATCCTTACTATCAATATAATCATCGTTAAAGATAACAATATCTCCAGGAATGGGTACACCTTTTTTTCTTAACTGCTCATATTCACCAATATTGTCTAATATATGTTTTCTAATCTCCCTAGCACGGATCCTTTCAGGAGTATCTTCATTTTTAAACACGTCAATCATATTAATATGTTGCTTACTTAAAAACAACGCCTGAGTAGGTTCATAATGATGGATAGTGCTTGTTCCGTAATCAATAATTCCACCAATACCTAAAGATGTTAATATCGATGACCAAATTTTCGGATTATCATCAGCAAGATATCTAGTAAAAGCATACATCCTTCTTGTAGTATTATTAATCGACGCAATACTAAGTCCTAATTTTTTCGAAATTTTATCAATTCTTTTTTGAAATCTTTCTTCTTGATCACTCTTAAAATATTCCCTAAATTTATTATAATTACCTGTTTTATATTTATTAAATTTGTTATCGGTAAATAATTTATCAATAAATCTACCATACTCTTTTTCGGTCAATGAAGACATGTCTCTAGACATCTCTAATATTTTTCTTCCAGGTTGCTGACTGAAAAGAAAAACATATTTATAATCACTTGCATAAGGTATTTTACCCTCCTTAAAATCAGAATATAACTGTTTTAAAGGATAAGCATAAATAGCCGCAGGTGTTGCATGTTTAGTACGAGGATTAATACCAAGCTTATTAATTCGACTAAAATGAATAAAATAACCAGGCTTATCAGCATAATACCCAAGCTTGTCAATTACCCTTGGAACAATTATTCCTCGCTTTTTCGCTACAGTTATTTCGCTAAGATACTTTCTTAATTTGATATTTGTATTATAAATATTCATTTTTTACATCTCTTTCTATAATGGAAACAGGAATTAATATTTTAGGATTTAAAATCTGATTTCCAACAGTACTTTGAATACCTTTCCCAACTAAAACACCATCAAAATCTTTATCTTTAGCAGTTTTTAGCCACCTATTAACAGCATTTTCAAGATTTTCTCCTTGTCGAACACTTGAAGGAAAAGACCTCTTTAAAAATTTAGCCCCTTTAATAATTTTTACCTTTATTACAGTATCCCCATACGGCTCTGCATATTGAAATTCATCAGCCAAAGATATTGTTTTTATTTTATAATTATGAGTTCTTATATCTTTTGAATCTCTAGCCAACTTAAAACCTTCCTTTAATATTTTTTCAGCACGATCACGACTAGTCGCATGAAATTGAAATTTAAACTTTGCTGCAGTTATTTCACTAAGATATTTTTTTAATTTGATATTTGTATTATAAATGTTCATTTTTGGTTTTCCATGCTTTTAAAATGCGTTACCTGTCTAATAGTCATCTCTTTTACACCCTCGCTCATTTTGTCAACACTTTTTCTCAACTCAACATGACTGTCGTTCATTTTCATAAGAAGGTTATTCAAATTGCCAATCGCCGAACCTAGCTGTTTTAATGACTCATCCATGGACCTTCTGACATACCAAACTGGAACACCGTCCTCATCTCTTACATTATGCAACTCTGACAGCTTCTCAGATTCTTTTGATATTTTTTTAATCATATCAGACGTACTATATACTGTATTCTCTATTTTTGTAAGATTTCCATTCTGTTTATTGTTACCACCAGGAACAAACCTGTTAATCATAACTTTTAATACTTCAATTAAACCTAAAGCTACAACTATTATACCGCCCATGGCAGTATAATCAACAACTTGCATATTTTCACTCCTTAACCAACTCCCCTTTTTTAATAATCACAACAGATCACAAATAAAATCACTTATAATTGAATATTCCAACTTTTTTAAAATCTAATTCACTGCTTCATATCTTAATTCAGGACTTAATTCTTTTATTTTCTTCTGTATAAATTCATCCACTTCTGTGTAAACCATTTTTAAAATCCTCTTCTTATTTTTATCATTTAAATATTTATATATCTCATTCCATATACTGCTAACTTTTTTTAACCCAAACCCATCTGCAGACAATAAACTATCTCTATACAACCTCCAATCAAGTTCATCATATGGATATTCACTTTTTAATCCGCTTTTTACAAATTTATCAATATCGTCCATAACTTCATCTATTATCATTCTCCCAAATGCCGTTACTTCCCACTTATCATTATAGTACTTATAAAGATAATCAGGATCGCCTTCTTTATATTTTAACCTATAATACATTGAACTCGGAATTAAAAGCCTATCATAAACATGTACAAATTCATGAACTAGATTCCCTTCAAGCTCCTTTCTGAAAAAATCCCCGATATAAAATGAAACATCTTTCTTTCTGTCTAAGGTAACATTTATAACAGGAACTATAACGCCTTTACGTAACAGTTTCCACCCAGTAGTCATCTTGTCTTTTGGCTCATATTCACTCTTAATTGTAAAATATACTCTTACTAAATCGCCAGTCTTAGGATGTTTTATGTTAATAAAATTATCCTTTCTCGCACCCCTTATCCCATACATTGCACGGATATGATTGTAAAAACCATTCTTATCACTAAACTTTTTTGCAGCATTGGTTAATAGATTGATAATTTTATACGATAATTCTTTTATATATGCACGTTCTATACGCATTGCTCGCGCTTCAATAAGATATAAATATCCACCAATTTGTTCTGATACTTGTTTTATGTTCATTTTTAACCTAAAAATAAAATATTGCTAAGCTTCGTCGATTATTTTTACAAAAATCTTATTATCTCTCATCAGATCTAATAAATCCCACGGCGCAAACGCCTCAGGACTAATATTTCTAAACATATCCAAATCTAAATAACGTAAATACCACGCTATAGTTTCAGAACACATCATTGCATTAACCGTACACCCTTCACGTCTCTCCATCCTTATTCCAAACCATTTACGAAACAACGTATACCATCCCGCAATAAACATCCCTCCATAATCATATCCAGAGTCAAGATGCCTCCCTAATTGTCTTGCCGCAGATAGCGCTCTTGAATGAGAAACAATATATTCAGCCAATATAATATTTTTCTTCAAAAAACTTTTTTTTGTCTGTCGATGCACACCCCAATGATTGGAATGAAATATTGTAGGAATATTTATTTTCTCGTCTTGATAACTTAAAAATGCATGACTAACTTTCGATCTTCCAGCAAATTCTATAAGTTTTGATACCGGATGTGAACTAGTAGATAATCCAATTGTTATTTTGTCATTCTTGCTCATTTTCTTTCTTCGCCTTTAAACCAATTATAAAACCTATAATCCCACCAATAAAATTAGATACCAAATCACCCACCCACGAATTCATAAAAACCTCATTAGTCGCGCCATTAATATACGGCCTAGCAATAAAATGTTCAAACAATTCCCACATAACACCGCAAGCCGTTATAACAAGTATTAAATATCTCCATTTTGTAGTAATAAATACTAATGACGCCCCCAAAAATAAATAAAACGCAAAATGGACTATACTCCACAAATCAAATAAACTTTCCATGAAAATTATAAATTCGAAATAGCTAATCATCCTAATCTCCAGCCAAATCAGCTATCTTAGAGTCAATTTCAGATATTTTATCTAATAAGTCATTTTTTTCTTTGTTCAATTTTGTTATTTTAGAAGATTTATCAATTTTTTTAATGGCCAACTCTCTAATTTCACCATAATTATCACCATTAACAAAACCCTTAACATCGTCAACCGCATTTTCTACAACATCTTCATATGTGCCCTCAGCAGCACAAAGAAAAACAGGTGGTTTATACCCAGCCGACATTACGCTTCGTTTTGTCGGAGCTGAGTAAATTCCCCAGATACTATATTTATTTAATGTATATTTTTTGCTACTTATTATTTTATCAGCTATTTCAATATTTTTCATTGTTAAAAATTCCTCATTGTTGTTAGCTAGAATAATATCTTGCGCTAACAATCATCCAGCTAATTTCAACTGTATGCGAGCCGCTAGTATATAATTCTACTTTACCTTTCCATTGAGGTAACAGTTTTTTAGGCAAAACTCCCGCAAACGTATCAGACATATGTCCACTGCCTATCATATGCCCAATATTTAAATATACCGTACTATACGCAATATCTGATAAATGAATGTTCCCGTCACCACCAACAGCAGCTGTTATATTACCTTCACCAGAATTAGGCCAATCCCAGTTCCAGTACCCAGTACTATCCGATGATATAATTGGTATTCCATCAGCTAAAGTTAAATCATGTGTTCCATCGCCAGCAGCAGGTACAATTATGTTGCTAACAATGTTTACATTGCCCTCGTTGGAGCCATTTTCTGTTACTGGGGTTGCCGGAATAGATACATACATAGTAATATGATCTTCTTTTTTCATACCACTATACCAGATTTCACCACCACCTAATTGTACCCAATCTCTAAAGAAAAATTCCACTGTAGTAGTGCCAGTTGATGTTCTACTTGTATAAAATTGTGTCCCATCTCCAATATTCGACGCGGTATCTCCACGACCAGCGACATAGAGATTTAAATTCTCTTCATAAGCGTTAAGCGTTTGAATTATTTTTCCATCATGTGCTCTTGGAACAGGTTTTAACGAGCAACATCCAGCCACTCTTAATATAGCATCATCATAAAAAGACACTGAGGTTGAATCAGACTGAAAATTAGTATTCCAATCACTATAATCACTACTGTTAATATTGTTATTAACCATAGAGATCAATACAGCAGAACTAGATCCAGAAAAAATAATTATATTTCCATTATCCTCACTCAAATGATATACAGCAAAACCATATGCATTAACAGCCTGCTTCCATAATTCATAGGATAACGTCATATGTCGTGTTGGTAACATCTTTAAACCTTACGATGGAATATCTTCCAAATATGCCTGAATTTCTACATCAACTTCATGGTCAGATCCAGAAGTCAATTTTGTTCTTCTTACAACTATTTTATCACTGCCATCACCATGTAAATCCGTACCGTTTCGTGATTTACTAATATCTGCAAAAAATCTTGAATACGGATTCCCACTGTTAACGTGTACCCTTGCAATTACATATTCTGTTCCATTATCATAAATTACTTCAACTCTAGATCCTTTTCCTGATGAATCTCTAGATGAACTAATAAAAATGGCTTGAATCCTTAAAACTTTTCCATTAGGAATTACATAATCAGTATTATGTGGCGAATTGTTATTGTTAATAATCAACGGATCATCAGCATAAATATTAACTGATGTTGTTCCGTTCGGCTGAAATGGAGGATAAGTTGTTACTGGAGGTCCTATCAGTTGTGTCATTACCGAACCTCCTGCCAAGTTAAGGAAGCACGCATGTTTGTGGTACCACCAGTGTTTTTTTCGTTTCTACACATAACAGTTAATACATCAACATCAGTAGAAAATGCTTTCATTCGTAGCGCTCGACTGAACGCATTAAATATTCTAGAAAAATCAAGTTCTACCGCATCGATAGCATTAGGTAACATACCTCTTAATAGAGTTACACCGCCACTTAATGCTGTTGCTGCCGTATCATATTGGGCAACAGATTCAGCATTAACAGTTCCCCATGATGCAGCTGTTAATGTCCCATTAAGCACGATTCGATAACTTGCTCTTGCTCCATCTGTAGATACTGTAGCGAATATGGGTATCATTACCATCCTATTATCAATCCCATTAAATGTAGTATTTGGCCTTATTGATAAAATTGGTGTTTCAGTAATACCAATAATAACATCGTCAGGATTATATGCACCAAAAGTATACTCGGGCAATTCATCTCCACCCTCAATGCTCACTGATGCGCAAATAAATGTAAAACCACCAGTAGCTGAAGTTCCATCGTTAACAACCTCCCATGATAACGGAAGCACAGCAGTTTTCATATATGGGGCTGTAAAAGTATTAGGATTATCAAGTCTGTGAACTAAAACACCATCAATATAAAAAGAGACAATGCCAGCCCCTAACCATTGGAGTGTAATTTCCCAAATATTGGCCTTTGTGTAATCAATATTTATCCCAGAACCACCATTGCCATCCATAACATCTTTATTCCAAGATGCTTGGGCTATTTTAGTATCTACTGCTGACCCACTAGTAGATGTTCTGCTAACAACATAAATTATCCCTCCGCTTTGTTCAAAAAACAATCCATCGTTATCGTCGAATATTCCCCATCTTCTAATTTGATTCGTTTGTCCACTATCAGAGCAATAACCACTAATACGTGTTAAAATAGATCTTCCAGCTTGATATCTGAAATAGTTATTAGTTCTTAATCTTGCTTCGTCTCCGTCTGTTCCACCCACTTGCAATTTAATTGCACTTTGCAAAGGGAGATGTGTTATTGTTCCTCCTCCAGATATATCCGTATCATACCAATAATCATCTAATTCATATTTATTGACATAGTTACCAACCAAATAAGGACTAGCAACTCTTGTTTCACTAAATCCTGTAATATTTGTCTCACTGCCTGCTGTAATTACTTCTCCGCTAGAGGTTGTTTTTACAAATTGCGATTTGCCTAACGGGTCTTTACCCGCCATTATTTTTCCATGTGTATTTGTTGGTATATCGGTATTATCTTTTACAGGTAATTGAACAGGACTAGCATCATCATCGAATTCTGTAAACCTAGCTGCACCGCCTCCAGAAATGAGAATAATATCTGTCCCATCACTTATATTAACTTTGCCAACTATATTAGTACCAGCAGGTAACGCATCGGTAATTTTTTTAATTCCATCAGTATCTTTAATAGAATCAAGAACCCCGTCAATTGTTCCTAATTTGGTATCAACATTCGAAAGAGTATCTTCAGTAGATGGATTAATCTGTGCACCACTAGCATTAAGAAGTTTACCTATCTGTTGAATCCGGTAAATCGTTCCATCCAATATTACTCCAACAGCATTTCCGTCATCATCTGTAATATATGATGCCTGTAATGATTTTGTAGCTCCCATTAGGTAATCTCCGTACCGAAAATCGAAAACGATACCCCAATTGCATCCGTATAAACTCTCATCACATCAGTAGCTGCAAGGGTAATTCCTATGGTTGCAAAAGTCGAATCGTTTTTTAATACCTTAACATCGTAATAAATATATTGCTCAAGAGAGTCCGAAGCCCCCCCAATAGCAATTGATACCCTAACTGTTCTAGTCGCCGCAGTGCGATTGCAAATACATAATGTGGATATGACAGCAGTCGTTGACCCAGGAACAGTATACATATCTGTCAAAGTTGTTGCCGACGGGTTTGACTGTGCTAATACCTTAATCGTTTCAGCCATTTTATCCCCCCATAGTTAAAAAATGCCGCCACCATCTCCCAGCCCCTGCATCAATTTTAACCACTAAGACACCGCTACCAGTGTCAACTTTTGTTAATGTTATATTGTCACCTTCTTGTAATTTATTATACAAATAATCATATGATGCATCAGCAGAGTCAACTTGAACTTTTTTATCATCCGATCCTACCGCTTGTGATAATTGCTCTAATCCTTCTTGAAGCTCACTTGAAGTTACACCATCAATATTAGTTGGATCAATGCCTACTTTAATTGCCCCGGGAGGATGTTTAAAAACTGCAGTACCCCCTGTAGAATCTACTATAGATTCTACAACATCAACTGTCGTTTCATCTATTACGTTATCTATTGTATATGTTCCATCAGCTGCACCACCGCCTGACGTTCCGCTTAAAGTGATTAAATCATCTGATTCTGCTCTTTCATCTTTGTCGTAAAGAAGATTTATACCAGAAAATACTATTCTTTTAGTTGATGCCGTCGTAGAAACGACTGTCACGCCTGTAGAATATGATGTTGTACCATTAGACGCTAATTCTACCGCGTCAATAAAGTCCAAATCTTTAAAATCTTCTTTTAAAAGTCCACCCATTTTACTTTTTCTTTTTTCTCGTACTGCGTTTCTTTTTTTTCAAAAGAAAATAATTGCTTAAATCATTGCAAACTATGCAATGTTCATTGCCACAATGTTTTCCATTATGACAACTACAATCACATTTCTCCATGTCTCCTTCATCTTGACATCCACAATTAGCACAATATTTTTTAAGCATCTCTGCCTTTATTCTCTCTTCTTCCTTTTTTAACTTGTCAACTTCTTCCTCAACCTTCTCAACTTGTTCTATGTCTTTACTCTTTTTCATCTCTTCCGGACTTATACCACTTAATAGCCCGTCTCTATTATATCCTTCTAACATTGACAAAATAAGATTCGAAAACATACAACAAGCATTTGCTGTACCTTCATTAAAATTTAACTCAGCCTCAAGTTTCCTTATCTGCCTATTACACTCCACTCTTTGATTCTCAAATGCCTTTAATAATCGCCCCAACATATGATGCAATCCCCTTGGTGAAACCCCACTTTTTACTATTTCGAAAAACTCTGACTGTAAACGAACCAAATTATCATTATATGTTCCACCTCGCATTTGCGTCTGATATTGCTTATCAATTACTGCCATAAACACTCCGATTTTTTATCTTGTTAGCTATTTTATAAGCAACTCTAATACAATCTTCACAATAAATACCCCAAAACTCCCTTTTTAACTTCCTTCCACTCACCTTAAAAAATCTCTTACACTTTGTGTAATGACCAGATTTACACATTCCGTCATGTGGATATTTGGAATTTTTTATTACCCCTTTACCATCACATTTTTGACAATTAGAATTCTTCCTACCATAACAATCACATGTTGTAGTAGGAAGAATTTCACTTGATGTAAAACCAGTCTCTTCAATTAGTTCCTTACGTTTCAATCAACACCTTTTACTGAAGAACAAAATAATCTATTGGAGAATATGCATTTATGTTTTCATACGGCGTAATTTGAGTTGTTGATGTTTCTTCATATCTATCAGTTCTTAAATCATCTCCAGGATGCCATAAAACCCCACGAACAAATAACCATAAGTTAGCCCCGTTGTCAGTGCCATCAAGAGTATATGTGCCGCTTGGTAAAGAATGAGCTACATCTTTAGATACCGCCGATGCTGGCCTTTCAATCGTCCGTGTTACAGAAGACGCCGATATAGCATTAGCAAGATTTTGTAACGAGGTAGCAATTGTCTCTCCATCATTTAAAACCGTACCAGAATAACTCCTATCACCAATTTCAGCATTAAAAGTATTGACTATTTCTTCCAAAGTAGTATCAGCCGCATTCGAAAGATCACTAAATATATATTCGCCACCAGTATTAGTTAATGTCGGCGTGGTGTCCCCGTCTGCAGCACCAACAAATTCTCTCAACTGAGAAATATCTTCAGTTAATTTAGCATCTGCTTGAATACCGCCAATCAATGTTGTTCTAAATGCTGCGTCTGGTAATTCGTCAAAACGATAACGATCTGCATTATAAAAGTCCCACGTCCCAGGATGTCTTGACACTTGCCATTTTATCGATCCGCTATTTCCATCTGTAGCAAAATTAGAACCATCTACCGTTACCGCCGTAGCAGAAGTTACAGCAGTAATTTGAGCATGTCGTTGATTACCATCTACCGCACAGCCATAAATTGTTAGATACCGTCCTATATCTTGCTCTGTCATTCCAGAAAGACCAGTAACGTTTGTAGAGGAATCTGTAACGCTGGCCGCCGATCCGCTTCGTCCAGAGATGGGTTCTAATTCCTCTTCTGTCGCCGATCCATTATTTGTTCCATAAATCAATTGAGCAAAAAACCGGGCCCCCTCATTGGTAGCAGTTTTATTGGGATCTTTTTCATCGCCATACGATCTAGCATAAAGTTCATTCCCAGCCTCATCCACGGGACGTCCACCCGTAGTTGTATCGATAACTTCAACAAATGTTGAATTATAATTTGTAACATCTTCACCACCTGAATCAGCAATAGGAATACCTCTTCTATCAACCGTATCAGCATATCCTCTTGTTGATAAAATACCTTTTAAATCAGATTCCAACTTCCAAGAAATTGAACCTTCTGCAGTAGCCGAACTAAGACCATCCAACTCAAGAGTATTACCATCTGTAACAGCCTCAATCCGATATGTTCCATCTGCATCAGTAGAACCAGAAATAGTAATAAAACTATCTAAATCACCCGACACAAAATGCATATCGGTAAATTCAGCAGTTTCATCTCCAATCGCTAACGTTAAATCAGATCCACTAATTGTTGGCCTTAAGCTAACTCCAGATTGCTTTGCAGAAATATCAATTGTTTTCGCATCAAGAGTTTTACCAGCTAAATTAGTCAAATTAGCGTCAACATCAGTCCCAACAGCTGAAGGACGTTCATAGGTAGGAATCGCATCGTAATAATTAGTAGTTCCTTTTACTAACCTACGATCCGTCCGGATAAGATTCATCTCAGTTTCTAAACTATATGGATCGTTAATAACATAATCGCCACCAAATACCTCATCGACACCAGACGAATTATAATACGTTAACGTTGTCCCTGACGGAACCGACTGAATCATAAAAGTTCCATCATTGCCGCCAGACGTAGCACTTGAAATAGTAATAAACTTACCCATATAATCGCTAGTCCAGGTCGCCCCTCCAATAGTTAACGTAACTACACCACTATCCTCATTAAAATTGTCGGTTGTGCCATTACCAGATCCTGATTCTTGCTGTTCACCCCTTGAATTTGGCTCGTCAGCAAGAGTCTTAGTCTGATCATAATTGATACTACCTTGAATATCATTTAATTGTTCTAATTTACCAGTTGCAACAGGCATATATTTTACCTCCGTTTATAAATAAAATATTAAAATCTAATAAAATCTGCCACCAAAACAGCCGTGCTTTGAGGGGCAAATGCTATAATTGTTATCAAATCATAGCCATCACCTGGAACACTCTCATAGGCTTGAAATTCACTCTGATGCATTCTCCTACCATTATGATAAAGCTTTAGAATAGTCTTTGGAGGATCAATAACCGCTGGCTCCGGTAAAGTAAAAGCACGATTCACTCCATTATATGTGCCAGAAAGTGGAATCCCCTCTCTATTTTTACTAGAATATCCCTTTTTATTAATAACAAGCGGGGAAGTAGTGCGCATATCATTCTATCACTTATTAAATTCATTGGTCAAAAAAGCGGCTAATTTTTTAAGTCTTTCCGAATTATCATCAACTTTTTTTATATCTTCAAGCTCGTTAATTTTTTCATTAGTATCAGCTCTTATCTTGCTTACTTCTATATCAAAATTTACTTGTTCTCTTGATATCTTTTCCGAAATATTATTTATTGCTTCATTTTTTTTCTTATTTAAAAAAATGACTACAACGGCAAAAATAATTCCTCCAAAAACCAACCACGCATATTTCTTAACAAGATAAAATACCGCTTTAAATGAAAATAAAAACTTTTTCATTTTTTATCTCTTATAGAAGGCAATATTTTTGTAATCTCATGAATAGCCATTGACATCGGACCAGATAAAGCTAAAACAAATGAATCCCACCATGAAACCCCTAAAGCCATATTTGAAACAAAAAATGTTCCTACCCCTAATAACAGCGTTATGATCTTAATTATATTTTTACCCTTGTTAGATTTAAACCACACAGAACTAAACTTTAGAAAAGATATTAAAAACTTAAACACTACAGCAAGTAGAGACATTAACGCAATTAATTTTCCAGAATTAGCACTAACATTCTCATGTCCCTTCACTGTATCTATAACATCGCCCAGTTCTCCTACAACATCCCCTAAAGTTGTTATTCCTGCATCAAATTCAGCAAATACATTTCCAGAAAAAATTAAACATAACAACATTATTAAAATTGTAAAACGCATTTTCTAACCTCCTTTAGGGTTAAAGATTTATCTAATTTTTAGTCTATTAAAAGTCTGGGCTTGCTAGGCCTAGTCTCCTTGATTGCCTCTTTTCTTTTTATATGCCCTTCTAAGGCATCTGCTACAACTTGTACAACCGTTTTATTCTCATTATTAGCTATTTTCCTTAATACATCATAAAATGAATCAGGAATTATCACGTTATTCAAAAAGCCGATTTTTTCTTCACTCATTTTTTTTACTTCCTATTTTTTTTTACAATAAACCTTTTTGCTTTTGTATCGGAGCAACAGTGTAGCTTTCAGCTATCGTTCTCCAATGTCCTCGCCCATAAAACTTTACCCCTTTTTCAGGAACTTGAGCAACCTCGTTAAAAGCCAAATCCACACTTGCCAATCTTGGAGTACCAGAAGGGAAAAAAGCCATCCAATTTATACTTACTTGAACCAATATACAATAAATAATTTCCTTATCAGCCGCAGATAGTTTAACATTGGGAACATATAATTTTAATACTCGTGGCGGATAGTATACATTATTTTTATAAGCAGGATACAACAAAGACCTTAACCATGCTATCGCTGCATTTATATCTACATTATGTTTATCTTGTTGTATACCACCACCACCTAAAAAACTTTTCGCCGCAGATTTTACCTTCTCCCAATTGCTAACACCCCCACCTCCGCCTTTGCCTGTTATCTCTCCATCCTCATCTCTACTAAAATAAACTGTAAATGAAATCGGCCTCTCACCTAATGAGATAAATTGATATAATGGCAATGAAGCCCCAGGGATTTCATTCGCCGCCCAATTAGCTGATTGAGATTCATTAATACCATCGGGCCAATATTGAAATGCGCGTGGTTTTTCTGCCTTAAGCCGAGGATCGTCATCACCAGCATTCTTATTAGGAATTGGCTCAATATACATATTGGCCAGCTTCTGATTAAAAACCTCTTTAGCAAGCTCAGATGATAATTTTCCAGGAGAAGCCGGCATTGATTAAACCCTCGCATTATTTAAAGTAATATTAATACCTAATATCATAACTTGATCTTTATCATCTTTCATTAAACGCTTTATCATTCCAGACACATCTGGATCTCGATCATTTTTTAATTGCATCAATTTACCCTGAGATAAACTAAATTTCTTAGATAAAGCCTTCTTTCTCTTTTCTGCAATTGATACCGCATCCTTGATAATTTTTATACTTAATTTACCCTCATCGATTGATCCAGTTTCAGCATTAATATAAACATTTCGTACTATAACCCCATCCGTAGCCCCAAATTCACAAACAGTATTACCATTAATAATAACCTGACCATTTGCTTTTATACTTGTATCAGCTTTAACAATATCAATATGAACTGTTTTAGTCATTTAAAAAATCCTTTATAAGATGATGATAATAATGATGTATTAAAAGGACCAGCATGTCCAATAGATGACCCGTGTTGCTCTGTTATGGATCGGAATTGTTTCATCCTCTCATTGTCAGCTTTTTTGCAGCCTTCCCTTATTTTATTAATAATATCACATTCCTTCGAGTTCTCTATTGCCATTACTTCTAATTCATCAAGTGCTCCATCCGCCTTGTTCAACTCAACAAATAAAGCACTCCATTCTCCAAAACACTTATTAATCCTATCAACAATAACATTCCTCTCTTTTAATTTTAGCTTTATTTTATCTATAATTTTACCTAAATCGCCATCTAAATTACTTTTTATTAATTCCTCAATTCCTGGCAATATCCTTCTTTTTATTTCCATTATATCTCCTAAAATTAAACATCAATATTGTCAGCAACAACTTTATTCGCCCCCGCCACGGCATCTGTACTCACCCCGCCAAAATTATTCCCCAGCACTACAAAAGCCGTAGAAGCACCAACCTTTATTCCCAGCGTACTACCCGTTGTTTGATTTCCTATAATAATTGATCTATTACCGGACACTTCCATCCCGGCTCCTGTACCACTATACCCTGTCACATTATTTCCATTAACAACCGCCTCAGCACCAGCAACATAAATTGCCGAATTAGCGGCGCCAGCCTTAGATGTATCTCTAACAAAATTACTATTCACAATAGGATTTAATCCCGAATTAAAAATACCTTCACTTTGACTTCCTTCCACATCGTTAGCTGAAATATTCCAACCCATCGCAGACTCAACATATATGCATTGATCTCCACCTTGAACAATATTGCCTGATATTGTTCCATAATGAGAAGATGGAGAAGCCGGAACATAAATCCCCTTCGATCCACTAGGAATCGTTATTCTGTTACAACAAATTTCCGTCCTTCCATGCTTGGCAATGATACCATTAAATCCACCTATCCCAACAACTGACAAAGTGTTTCCATATACTGAACTGTTTGCCCCACTCTCAACACTGTTACCATCTGATATAACATAATTGCCGTTTATCATCGCTCTATACCGCTCTGCGGCAATGCCAGTTATAAATCCATTGATTTTATTACCTATAATTATCGCATTAGACGAAGTTCCACTATCAGTCAATAACTGCAATCCAGTTGCACTGGCCGCTCCCGATCTATAAATTTGATTATTAACAATTATTAAAAATGCCGGACACGTTGCCGATACTCCAAAACCATCAGAAGTTAAAGCAGGATCCACTATAATAATATTTTCTGAAAAAGTTACCACTGGCGTACCTGAAGTACTGGAATTGTAGTACGCCTCTAACCCAGGCTCATGTATTTCATTTTTAGCAAAAACAGGATAATGACATCCTTCATCAATAATTCCATACCCGGAAGAACCATCAATATAATTTTCAGTAACTGTCGCATATTCAACAAAGCTTACTGGCGCATCCTCCACCCTAATTCCATTAACTCCGCCATAAACCGCATTCTGAGTAACAATACATGCATTAGCACTTATGTGAATACCATTTACGCCTGAGTTAAAAACCGAATTACCAATCACCTTACATCTTAAATCACTAAGAGCGATTCCATCTGTGGTTGCCCCGGTTAGATAACAAGAACATACTACCGAATCAACCCCGTCAAGCTCAACTAAAGTATCTCCCCCATTACACCAACATTTAGATACGTAACAACGATCTCCAATAATAATTGCATGCGTTCCAGAATCTTCTACTCGAACATTTTCAATAACTCCATTGCTTCCTAGTTGAATCCCTTTACCATTGGCCGCATGATCAAAGCCAGACACATAACAATTATTCACATATCCGTATGTCCCAGAAAGATAAATTGCCGTATATCCTTCTGATGCCGTATTATTGATAAAATAACCTTTCTCGACAGTACATCTTGTTCCGCTTAACTCTACTCCATTGAGTTGATTTATAAATCGACAATCACGAACTATTACATCATTTCCAGAACCAAGAATAGAATAACCTAAATTGCCAGCTCCCCCGTTATCAAAAAAACATCCTTCAATTTTAGTGTTATGCCCTGGATCTTTAATCGCCGCCTTGGTAGACGCCGCCACCCCGCCATATTCGAACTTTAAATTCTTAAATAATAATCCTTCGGCACTAGTACAGACAATTGCATCGTCGGCAAAAGTCCAACTAATCTTTGGAACATCTGCAGATCCAACATCTAAAATAAACCCTTCAATACTAACCCTTGCAATGCCTGTATATCCGCTGTCATTTAATAATACCTGTTCAGCTAATATAACATCTCCTAATAATTTAATCCTAACATTTAAAACATCCAATCCAGAATGATTAACTAGAGCACCCGCATAAGCAATAGCCTGATTTAAACATCCTGAACCAGAAAAATCAGCACTTCCGCTGTCAGATACTGTTATTTCCAAGTTCTTAATTCTATTTTTAACTACCCTTACTAAATCCCACCCCGCATCAAATTGACTTGTTCCTGAATTATAATAAAAGAAAGCTAAAATATATTGATTCTCTGTCAGGGTAGTTGTAGCCGCAACGTTGGAAATAATTCCTGTTGTTCCATCTAAAACTAAAAATGCGTTAGCATTAACAATAGTAACAGAAAATGCTCCAGCCCCAATTTCTAAATATCTTCCATCCGCCAATGATACCTTTATAGATGAAGCCCATTCAATCTCTTGTCCAGGATCATCAAAAGTAAAACCACCATGTTCTATTATTTGAACACCTAAAACACTCCCTACTGTAGTCCCTATTCCAGTAATTTTTGATAATGCCACTGAATCTTTTGATGGTTGATTACTAACAAACGCCCCCGCGCCAACTCCTGTATAATAACTCTTCTCGCCAAACCAAACCTGAACATCTCCAGTGTATGACGTATCGCTAGTCTCTGAAAAATCTAAATAAATCCATGAATCATCATGGAATCCATCCGTATCTGTATCAGACGATGGATCCAACTCAGTATCGTCGGCGGACCTTTTAATCATGTCTATATATATAGGGCCACCGTCCGTCCCAGTTAAAATATCAATCCCATCGCTATCCAACAATCTAAAATGCTTTTCTTTTACTAGTTGAGTATCTGTTCCTGTCTTGCCAAAATAAGCCTCTCGATCTAACTGCAATTTAATTGCACCAGCTAGGGTTTTAGTAACCCGCTTCGGCTCTGCAATGTATTTAGGTGGCAAAATTCCTCTGTGTAGTCCGGTAGCCACAGGAGCTGGAAGAGCCGGAGCCGCGCCCTTGACAAATGCTCCCGGATCAAAGGCCATATAATAGCTACTCTTCGCATACCAGATTTTTAAATTACCAGTAAAACTGACATCGGTGGTTTCTGAAAAGTCTAAATAAATCCATGGATTACTATAAAAACCATCCGAATCTGCATCAGATGAAGGGTTAACCTCTGCTGAATCACCAGAGTTATGTATTTTGCTTATAAAAATCGGACCATCACTGCCATATAATGATGTCTCCCCATTTGTATCTAACAACGCAAAATATTTATCTTTAATATCTTGAGAATCAGCACCAACAGTCCCTATATATACCGTTCTACTTAGTTGAAACTTAATACTGGGAGCACCAACAGTAATTAATTCAATTTGTGGTTCAGCTATGTACTGAGCAGGCATAAGCCCATCTTTTACACCAGTGGCATAAGGTCTTGTAGTTTCTACTTCGTCTTGGCATACTGTTATGCCTGAAAAATCTACCGCACCAGGAGGAATATCCACTTTAGCAATAACAGTATCACTAGCGATAATGTCACCCTCATCAATAAGCTTCATATCTGCAGATGTTATTGTATCAATATCATAGGTAACCCTAATAACAATAGCTACAGTAATTCCCGTCCCCGTAGTACTCCCATCAAGAGTAATTTTAGACGATTCTCTAATAGTCTGCTGATACCCATCTTTTTCATAAACAGCTACTGAATCATTTGATGTTGGATCTACATCAACATCCAGATCTTTAGCTCCGGCACCCTTAGTAACTATAAAACCACGATATCGGCCAGTTGGAATCACTCCGTTGACTTTTCTATTACCACTGGCAGACAAATATGGTTCGTACCACCGATGGTCGACTTTTTCATTATTTATTGTTGAAGTGTCATATGTAGCCATTGTTATATTTTCCTTTACATATTATTTAATTCCACTCATAAATTACGGCATCTTCCTGATTCTCATTTTTTCTCTGAATCTCAGGCATTAAAATCTCATAGCACATCGCATAAAACTTCATCATCTTTCCATCTTCGTCGATAAAATCCATTTTTGATTTCTTTTTTAGTCTTAATTCAGGTTTAGCTTTTCTTTTTTCTTCATAATTCTTACAACGAACATGAAGATTGGTTTTTTCTCGCCTATTATGTTCTCTATACATCCGGTCATAAATATACTTATAGTCAGCCGCAAAAATAAAAGCATATGTTTTAATAATTTGATTTGCTTGTGTACGAATTGTTTTAGGGGTAGCATCTTCGTCCGGTTTAAATATTTGTCTAATAGCATCTCGAACTTTCTCTTTTTCAAATTCGATCTTATTTAACCGTTCAGCATGCTTCTCTAGTTCTTTAGCTTGTCTTTTTTGTTCTTCAGCCTGCCTAACTTGTTCTTCACGAACAACAATCAAAGCCCGCAACTGTTGAACTATCGGATCGTCCGATTGCTGTTTAAGCGGATCCACATATTGGCCCATCCTTCGAATAGATGGTAAAACCTCCTTAGCCAACCACTTTCTTAGTTTTTTACCAACTGGCTTTTTACTAAGAATTACCGCTTGATACACACCTTGCTCAGAAAGAAGGAGTAAACTATTTATTCTAGTAAAATCAACATCTTGACGAGTTGTCTGATAGTCGCTTCGTCGAAAATCTTTAAACAGTTTAAGTTTTTCACCTTCCATTTTGCAAAGCATATCCTCATCAAATTCGTCTTTCCATTTGCCAGAAACTAATTCTATAAGTCCTTTACCATAGTAATGGTATTCTAGAATTCGACCTATCTCCCTAGCGATAAACCAAGGTTGACCATCAATCTCAATCACGGTCAAATCATTGTTTTCAAATGTAAAATGCTTAATCAAATCTTTCAAACTTTGCTTCCTTTTTTATCAAAAGGATCAACATCTTGACGAGTGCTGAAATTCGTTACTCGTCGAACATTTGAATTTTTCACCCTCAATTTATCAGATCTACCTTCTTTAAAATAGTACCCGCACCCGTTTTTTCTTCTAAATCAAACGTACCATAAGCCATTAACACATCATTGCCGTCAAAAATGCCAATCTCTGACCAATAGGGAATCGGGCCATGCGGCGATGCCCTGCCATTATCATTGCCTTCCGACAACGCCATAAAACAATAACATCGACAAGTACCTAATCCATCACCCACAAATTCCAACTTTGTCGAACTATCTACTCCAAAACTTTTTTGAAATATGGCCAAAGTACTATCATTGTCGGCTTCTAAATCTGTTCTAGACGGATCTGGTTCCTTTGGAGTCTTTCTATATTGATAATCTCCATAAACGGTATCACCAACTCCAATTACTGTTGTAAAGGTAATATCATATTCGCCAGTATTATAATTTATTGTTCCAGTTCCATCGCCAGTAAAAGATCCATTACCATCATCAGTTAATGTTTGAGCAGTTACTGATTCGTCTATAGTTATACTTCCAGGTATAGTTGGTATATTTGACAATGTACCGGTAAAATTTGCTGTCCCGCCTGGGGCCACAGCTATTACCTCATTAGTAACACTTTCAGGATCCCATCCACCCTCACCAAATTTGAAATAACTAGCCGAAAAAGTAACAGTTCCAACTTGACCTTTGGCAGCCTGATCTCTGGCTGCATTAGTAGCTACTATTCTAAATGCCATGTTTTAAATTCCTGCTCAAAAACTAAAATTACAATTTTTTAAAAATTTCCCGGATAATTTCCAATTCCGTGTAAAAGTTGTTTTTTGACACTATGGCACTGCCCGAGCTTTGAACCCATTATCTGTTGCTGGATATCTGTATTCCAGATAAATTCTCTCTCCATTATTTACAGCCGTATCAAATGTAACATCAATTGCACCCGTTTCATAATCAACAGTATTAGTTCCTCCCCCGTCAACATCCCCTATTAAATTGCCACTACCATCATCAGTAACCGTCATTGTGGACAAATCAGTAGCAATTGCTGTAATAATTAATGAGCTTGGCTTAACTGCCTGAAAAAATGTATTTCCAGTAAAATTCTTTAATATTCCATCACCAATACCAAATGACTCTTGCCTTCTCCAGAACCAAGTATCCGCCTCTATTGCATCCATCCTGTAACCAAAGTGAGCTTTTGCACTATCTACACTTTCGATGGGCACCCAAACAACATTGGCCGGAATTATCTTATTCAATTTTTCAATTAACTTCTCAAATGCCGCCGATTGTTCTAACTGAGAAAAATTCTGAATTCCCCAAGGTAATGCGCCTGGAATAAATCTAAACCTAACCGCATTCGTTTTGCAATGTCCGCAATACCCTTCTGTGCAAACATGATCTTCATATAATTTCGTACCAGGAGGAGGTGTAGAAGAAAAACTAACTGCAAATCTTCCTGAAGTATAGTCAATTAAACCGCTCCCATCTCCTACTAAAGTCCCATCTTTCGTGCTGCTATCTGTCAATTCTTGCGGAGTAACTTCATCTGTTCTTATCGTAAATGTTCCCGGCTTAACTGGATAACAACTCACTGTGCCCGTTTTTTGAGAACTCCAAGACCATGTAATAGTAGACCATGTCCCTGGACCCGCATTCTCCTCTTCAAAATCTACTACTATGTTATCAAAATCCACTCCACCTGTTTCACTAGCAGCGTTTTCTACCTCAACCCCGATTTCTAGAGAATCTAAATCTGCATCTTCCCATTCTTCGGCCGTATAAGGATTATCATCCCACGACCATGTTAGATCAGTAAATCCAGATGTTGGGATTTCTTGTGTTGGATGAAAATAGTCAAACCCGGCCGTCCTTATAAAAGCTCGAACCTTATATCCAACACCGACAGATTGCCGACAACTAGCTCTCACCGTAACACTATTAGGACGTTGATTCCCATAAACCAAATTATAATCTGTCAATGTTACAGAATACTTCGCCGTCGCCAACGCCGCGGGATCCATATTAATCCATTCGACTGTATCAGCTGGATCTTCGTCAATTTTAGTATAAAATGGAGCAACCCCAACAACTTCTGTATAAAAACCGTCACCATCGGGAACTATTGTTCTTGTCATTGACTACATCCTAAATTAAAAATTGGAAGCAATATGAGCTTGCACTGTTATGGTCGCTCCCATCTGATAATTATCTTCTTTGTCTATTGTAATTTTATATCCTCTTGATAAAGGCTGAACCTCACTCTCGGCGCCATTATATCCACTCAAAAAAGTACCACCATCAAACACTAGATAAAATATATCATCATTTGAAGGTCTTACCCATACTTTTGAGACAGAAAGATTAATTCCATACTTATGTTCCGCCGAAATTTCTATATTCGCACTAATATCGCCAAATTCGTCTGGCTCAGGCAACTGCAAAGCAATTGTCGGCTCAACCGACATCGCCTGAAAAGTATAAAATCGATCACTGGAAGTCGGCGTTGGATATGAATCCTCTGAGATTACTCTTACTGAAACAATTTCTTCATTTTGAAAAAGTTCATCGGGAACAATTTTAAAACGAAAACCGTCAACTATTACTGTTCTTGTTACCGTAAATCCTATTTTTTGCTCATTATCCTTCCATGCTTCCACACCTTTTACATAAATCTCTATAGAATCTCCATTTACACCATTAGTATCTGTAAGATCTAACCAGATCGGCCTATTAAGCTCCACATAATTTTCATTTGCCCTAGGATCTAAATTAGACAATATGGGGCCAACCTCGTCAGCAATATAAAAAAGATAACTTTCATCAAGAGATGCTCCCCCAACCGTTTCAGCATAAACATTAATTGTAACCGTTCCTAAATTAGGCAATAAATCATCTGGATCTATCTCATACCTAAACCCATCTGTTATAGATGTTTTTGTTCCTGAATATCCTACTTGCGCGGCGTCATTACTCCAAGCTGTATCTCCGTCGATTTTTATTATTACCGACGCGGCCTCGATGCCTGTTAATTCGTCAATCAGCTCAAGTATTATGTTTACACTGCGAGAAACACCCGTCTCGTTAGGAGCAGGATCCTGATTTTGAAGAATTGGCGGAGTCCCTAAAACTTCAAATGAATAGTCTGAAACTCCATATTGAGCACCATAACCAAATAGAGACATTTTCTATCACTTGATTTTTTTAACTTACAAAAATAAAATAACATAAAACAATAAGAAAATCAATTAGATATTTTCATTCTTATTGAACAGATATCACATATGTGATAATAAAACAAAAAAAGGAACTATTTTCATGAAAACTAATAATAATGAAAAAATTGATTTTGATAAATTGTTAAAAGATGAAAAAATAAGACAGTCATCAAAACCTAAAAAAATTAATGAAAACGATATTCACAATCTTCTTTTAACAAAAGGATTCAAAGAAGAAGACCTAAAATCAACGCCTGAATCCAAAGAATTACTCAAAAGGATGATTTCTGAATTCCTAAACCATATAAGAACAAATAAACCAATCAGTCGTTAATTGGATTCACTTCTTCCCTCTACGCCTCATGTTTCGCCTTTTTTCAGATCCGACCTTACGACGACCTTTCAGTCTACATTTCTTTCCCACTTTTGCCATATTTTACCTAAAAGGTAACCCAAATATTCAATTTGAGCCACCAAATTCAATTAAAAATTAGTAAGGATAGTGTGCTTCATATAAAGTGTCTGATTCACCACTCGCAGCAAATGAAACCGTAGTACCCGATATCGTATATTGCTCACCGGTTGGTGATGAATCAACCTTCTCCATCTTGATACCATTTTTAAATATAAGTGCTAATGCCGCACTTAATGGAGTATTTGACAACGTCATCCCTGTATCATCTCCAGCCGCATCGTTCACCTTGTCATAACCACCCCTTAACTGGTGAACATGATCAGATCGTACTGTCGAAGTAGCTGAACCCTCATCATTGCTTGAACCAATATTAGTAGGAGCTGCCACTGATAAATTGTGAGCATGATCTGAACGAGCAAACGAGGAAGCCGAACCTTCATCATTGCTTTGAACAGCAACACTCCCTGTCGGTGTTCCTGTCGACGCAGAGTGAACGTGGTCCTCTCTAGCTGCTTTTGAAGCCGTTCCAACTGCTGCACTACCAATTTCACAATCGTTAGGAGCAGCCGAAGCTAAAAGCAATTGAGAATAAACTTCCCAACTAGTTCCATTATATCTCCACCCACGACCTGAGCTATAGCCTGATTCAATAAACGTATGCCATCCGCTATTAGCGGTTTGCATACTCCAAGTAACTGACCCGCCCGATCCAATTGTAATTGCTGTTATGGTAGCTATTTTTTTAGCATGACCATTTAAACCACCGCCAGCCCCAGGACTCGCATCTACAATAGCCCTATCATCTACTGCCGCCGCGCCTAAATCTTGCCAAGCAGTACCATTATAATACGTCCAATGACCATCCCAACCGGCCCAGGCGCCTGTTGCCGCTGTGTCAGTATCAGGATCAATTAAATATGTATCACCCTCGTCAGGCGAGCCTGGTGGAGTCCCAATTACATCATCAATAACATTTAATACCGTTACCGACTCTTGTGGATCAAGTCCTTTTAATCGTGTTTCAACCCAAGATTTTGTTGTTAGATCTGCATCGGCCGATGGATCTACACCAGCAACCGCACCAGTAAAAGCTCTTGTTCCATCAGCTAATGAATATATTGTATGGTCATCATCGTCCCTCCCCGTCAAATCACCATGATCTTTCGTAGCTAAATCAGCTAACGAAGAACCAGTCATATCGATTTTCGACCAAGCTATATCAGCCGAAGAACCAAGATGGGTGTTAGTAATTGCCGAAGATCTAATCTGTGAACCAGCAATTGCCATTTTTTAACCTCCTAAGCTAATTAAAAAAATAAATTATATTCATATATTATCATAAAAATAAAAGAAAATCAATAATTTTAATACGTTAATATAAGACTACACATAAGACTGTCATTAAATCATTCAATATTACAAGATAGAAAATATTTAGATTAAAAAAGGAAACTATTTATTAAATTGATTTTAATATGTTAATAAAAATCACAACCAGCCATCAATCGTCGCCAAATCATTCGACACTAATACGATGTAAAAATATTTAGGTTGAAAAAAGGAGACTATCCATTAAGTTAACAACTATAATCAAAAAACTTTTAACCTGAATTTTCTAACAGTATATTGAAAACTTGGATTTGCATCTTGACTGTCAGCAGCAATAATTAATTTTTCATAATAAGTCGGATAATCAAAAGTTCCACTCTTAGGAACTACATACCAATTATACGTAGCACTATCAAATTCACGCCATTGACCATCCTCATCCACACTGACTGTATGAGCACCTGGATAATAATCAACTCTAACTGAGTCTCCAAATTTGCGAATTCTTACCCAACATGCTGTCGTTGAAATTGATATTTGATCACCTCCTCCACCAGAATCGTAAAGATGTAAATACTTGGCTGTTGTATACCTAAATGTCGCTTGCATTATTTTAGCGCTAACACCACCTCCTTTTCCGCTAATTCTCAATGAAAGTCCATGTCTATTCCCAGATGTAATATTCATCGTAATATTGCAATAAGCAACCCAATTTCTACAATGCATATTTGCAGGTAAATCCATCGCAATCTGACCATCATGATCACCACTAGGTGCACTAATTACAATACCATCACTTCCCTCAACTACAGTACAAGATCCATTTTCAGTTACAGTCCACCTATCATGAATAGAACTATCATTAAAATCATCTTCAACAAAATAATAATTACTAATATCAATTATCCCACCAAATTCACTTACAGTGCTACCAATAAAATTAAATGCTGCTGGTTTATCTGAAACTAATGTCCCCTCTTGTTTAACAGGAACAAGACCACCTCGATACTGTACAACTGATAGTACAGTGCTGTCATGCCATCCAAACCGCAGTGTTATAGCAGCGTGAGTTTTGTAATATTGTGCCTTGAATGTGTAAGTACCAGCTGATAAGCCTGACAAATACCTCTCAATATGGATAGGCATCTCAGATCCGACATCTAAATCACCTATTTCCGCTCCAATATTACGAAAAATCACTGTTGAATCTTCTTCAACGTTGTAAATCCTGAAGGCATAATATTGATTAGAACTGCCTGCTATAAGTTTTGTGTTAGCATCAAAACTACAGTATGCGCGTTCATTTTCACTAATAGTGACTTGTACTTGAATTGGGTTACCACTATCTTCGTCGAGGACGTCATGCCATGTCCCCGCCGACCCTGATTCATTATAGGCAGCAATCCCTGTGTCTTCAGTTACTATTACTCCACCCGCTCCTGAACCCGTTATTGCTTGTAACTGCAAAACAGGACCTTGTGGGGCGTTAGCAGAACTCGGTCCTGCAATAAAAGCAGATGTCCCATAAGCTTCTTTTGCATAAGCTTTTATTGTATGATTCCCTGCTGTAAGGTTAATATTTCCTTGAAATAAAGGATAACTATATTGATTACCGACATTTCTTACTGTCCAATCATCATCATACCCAATAACCTGTTCATTAGATTCCCCTTCATCAAAAACTAACTTTATTTGAGTAGTTGTTGAGTCTGTACACCCTATCGCAACAGTAAAACCAATTCTATATTCACCGTTTACTAAAGTAGTAAAAGATAAACTACCTGACTCAGGCCAAATTAATGTGTCGGTAGCATTTATATCAAGGCTTGCCGATCTAGTTCCTTCTGAAACGGTTATCAGATCACCTGGAGCATTTGTACCTAAAGTTATATCAGCTATACCATTATTATTTTCTACTTTAGCTCCAATAAAATTAAATGCTGCTGGTTTATCTGAAACTAATGTCCCCTCTTGTTTAACAGGAACAAGACCACCGCGATACTGAATAACAGACAACGTTGTTTCACTATGCCAAGTAAATCTTAAAGATATAGAACTATGCAATTTATAATACTGAGCCTTAATAGTATAGGTTCCAGCAGACAATCCAGAAAAGTATTTTTCCAATTCTATTTGAAATGCTCCGCCAATATCCACCCCTACAGTTTCAGTTCCAATAGACCGCCTAATCACTTCTAAAGTTTCTTCCACAACATAAATTCGAAACTTAAAATTCTGACCCGAATCTCCAGTCACACATCTGAAATTTCCACTAAATTTATAATTAACAATTTCATTTTCACTAACTGTTACTTGTACTTGAATCGGGTTACCACCAGTATCATCCAGGATATCATGCCAGGAAAGCGCCGACTCTGACTCCGTATAAGAAGTAATCCCCACATCTTCAGTTACTATTACTCCACCAGCACCTGAACCCGTTATTGCTTGTAACTGCAAAACAGGACCTTGAATAGGTGTCGTGCTAGAGCCGGTTATTACAGCTCCTGTACCGACAGTTTCTTTTGCATATGCTTTTATAGTGTGAGCCCCAGCAGATAATGTAACAGATCCTTGAAAAAATGGATAATCATAACCATCAACTACTTTGATCTGCCAATCATCATCATATCCAATTGTTTGTTCGTTGGATTCACCTTCATCAAATACAAGTTTTACCTGTACCGTTGTAGAACTGTTAAAATACATTCCTACAGTAAAATTGATCTTGTATAAACCATCGATTAAAGCGGTAAACGGTAATGTCCCGGTTTGTGGCCAAATTTGAGTGTCGATAGCATTAACATTAAGATCGGAAGATCTTTGACCTTCTGAAACTGTTATTAAATCGCCATTCGCATGACTATACGATCCAACTTTTTGATATGATGTCGTTAACCAACCATCAATCCAGCTTAAAACTCCATAATTAATCCAGACTAAATCTAAAGAACCTTGTTCTCTTGCTCTTTTTCTCCATATGCTTTTACTAGAGGATACTGGCATATACCAAGTATTTGAATCTCTTGCCGATACAGAAATGTCGCCAGCTGCAAAAAGAATATAAAATAGATTTGTGCCATCAACTGACCAGTTAATACGCCATTTGGCTTGTGGATTTTCAGGATCTATACTAATATAAAGAGACATTTGAACATATGTACATGTGTCAGGTACTTGATTAGCCAATGACACTTCAGCATAAGACGTTTCGTGTTCAATATCTCCAGGACTGCCACTGGATAGAATTGATCCTCCTCCAGTAATGTAGAAAAACTCGTTCCCTTCTTGTCGAAATTGTTTTATATCGCTACTACCATCATTCCTAACAGCTCCTAAATACTTCCAAGCTGAATAATCAGCTGGACCTGTATCAGGATCATTTACCGAAGCTATAACATCCAAAAATTCACTTGTCTCAGGTACAGCATAAATATAATACCATGTATCAGCTGCCTCCGGATCACTTGAAGCCTCTCGGCCTCCTAATCCTGTTGTAGCCATATCAACTGTTAGGGGTGATGTTGCGCTATATACAAATCCATTATTTAAAATCATTCTTAGTGTAGTACTAGCCCCTGATAGAGCTTTTACATTCACAACACTAGCACTGCTATACTCAAGAAACGGAACATTTTCTGAATTTGCCGTTGTTGCCTCTCCAGATGGAGTATCAATCAAAGTTAAACCACCAGAACCATCTGTTTGAATTAATTTGTTAGCCGCAGCTACACCAGAACCTAAATTTTGGATTGTTATCTCATCTAATCCTCCATCTTCATGAGTTGATGCATGTGTACCACCTCCACCACCTACAATATTAACCCAAACAGCTGCGCCATCTGTATTATCAACACAAATAAAAGGCTCGTCCGAAGCAGTATTAATCCATAAAGATCCTATAACATACCCTTCATCGATATCGTTATCTGCATCAGGATCTACTGACGCTGAATAATTTCCTTTAGCTGCACTTCGCACCCAGACAGCCGCTCCGTCAGTGTTTTCTAAACATTCAAAAACTTCTTTGTTGTTAATGTTTAGCCATTTTGATCCGGCTGTATAACCTTCGTCAACATCATTATCAACAGTAGGATTTGTTGAAGCAGTAAAATTATGCTTTAACCAATTTCCATCACCCCTAAACAGCTTGTCGGCTTCATTTGGTAGTTTAGGAAATAAACCATGTCTAGATATGGACGTATCTAGGTTAGTATTGTCGGTCGGCTCGCCTAATTCATCCAACTTAACAACATCTTTATTGTCTGTTGTTACAAATTCAGAAGTAACTTGATCAGCTTTGATATCTCGTGACATTGTTTATCTCCCTAAAATATCATTAATTTAAATTTTCTAAAAGTACATTGAAATCCAGGATATGCACTCCATTGAAAACCGCGCAATCTTAATGTAAGATATTCTGTCGGATAATTAAATGTTCCGCTCCTGGGAGTTACATACCATTGTCTTGAATGATCCCATTCTCTAAAATAGCTTTCAATATTAATTGTTGAAGCACCATTATAATAATCCGTTCGAATTTCATCCCCGAACCTGCGAATTCTAATCCAAACCGGATCAAATCCCATTCCAGAAGAGGCAAAGCCCCCACTATCAGCTGCTAACAAATCATAACTTGTAGTATGTTGATTTCTGAATTCCATAAATTTTCCAACATTCTCTCCTAAGCCACTAATATATATTCCTCCTGCACAACCATTACTTGCTGTATCGTAGGATAAAGTAACATGAACATGGACAATCCAATTTCTATAAGCCATATTTTCAGGCAATGTCATTTCAACAGATCCAGTATTATTCCCCCCGCTAGCTCCTGTTATAACAATACCATCTGATCCTTCAACGACAGTGCCCGAACCAGTTTCAGTTACAGTCCACCTATCATGAACATCACTATCATTGAAATCATCCTCAACCAAATATACAGGATCCGTGCCTCCTGAAACACTTCCCCAGCTTCCATCACCCCTAAACGCTTCATCCGCATTCCCCGACAATTTAGGCATTAAACCATGAGCCGAATCTGTTGCATCCAAATCAGTGTTATCAGTCGGAGCGCCCAATTCGTCCAACTTAACAACATCTTTGTTTTCTGTTGTTACGAATTCAGATGATACTAAATGTGATTTTATTTTACCCATGATTATTCCTTTAAAATATTTCTAATTTAAACTTTCTAAAAGTTGCTTGAACACCAGGGTAGTTAGACCAATTGGAAGCATATAATGATAACTGTTCAAGTTTTACTGGATAATTAAATGTTCCACTTTTTGGAAGAACATACCAAGTCTTTGAACTATCCCATTCTTGCCAATATGCATTACCATCAACATCTACTGTTGCCGCCCCATTATAAAAGTCAGTTCGGACTTCATCTCCAAATTTTCTTAATCTAATCCATACCGCAGTCACTCCTGATTGACTGACAAATCCTGCATTGTCATCAATTTTAAGTTGATATACTGGCCCACTTTGACCTTGAATAAACATTCGCATGTATTTATCTGCACCACCACCTTTTCCCGTTAATCTCAAAAAAGCGGCAGCTGCATCATCTGAAGATCCTGTAAATGCAAACGTAACATGTACTTGTGCAACCCAATTTGCTTTGTTCATTTCATTAGGAAGTAACAAATCGATAGATGCTCCATGACCTGCGCTGCCAGGTAAAGTCATTACAATACCGTCTGATCCTTCCACAACAGTACCCGAACCAGTTTCAGTTACTGTCCACCTTGGATGAATGCTATTATCATCGAAATCATCTTCGAATTTGTATTTGACCAAGTCTCCACTATAATCAATTGATGCAGTTCCAAAATCAAAAACATAATCATCAATATTTCCAGATGCGTAAACATCTACTTCATTGTTTGCCGAATCATAATAAAATTCATTAGTGGCTGTCGGAGCAGGTGATTTGTATTTCATTCTAACGCCATCAACAAACCCTTTTAAGTCATATCCGCTAGGCGTGTCGGCAACTCCTCCACCATTTGGAACCTCAGGAAGTGCAAAAGACACTATATCGCCTGGGGTTTCCCCTCCGGTAGTTACGTACTCTTTAACATGAGGAGACACCGCAAAAGTATCAATAAACACAATATCATAGTCATCCGCCGTTCCACCTGCGTAAATATCAATCTCGTTACTAACCGGATCATAGTAATACTCAAATACGCTTGTTGGCGGATTATTGTAACCTAACCTGGTCGAATTCCTAAAAACACCAGAAATATTATATCCGCTTGGCGTACTAGCGGCACCATTACCACTAGGGGTCCCTGTTAACGCAAATGAAACTATATCGCCTGGGGTTTCCCCCCCGGTTGTACTAAACGATTCCTCAACCAGGTTAGGAACACCTGAAGACAGATAAGTAACATCATTTCCACTAGATGTTACATTATATCTAAATTTATAATAACTTCCCGTGTCAGATATGAAGGTCACCGTTCTTGTTGAATTCTCATAATGAAACGTATCCATTACAGTAGGAGTACCAGCAACATGTCTCGCCTCAAGACCGTTCATAAGAACCTGTAAACTATACCCACACGGCGTATCCGCAACCAACGGTTGATACGTCAGAACAAACGATGTTTCTCCAGTAGACAAAAACGTCTCAACATGCATTACAGGAAGCGGATCGTCACTAACAATATTTGATCCATCTCGTTTCAAATATTCGCCATCAGCAATATCCCCAATTGTTAACTCTGTAGGGCCACTAGTCTCTCTAATTCCCCGTACATCTGGATCTGGATACATTCCTCCTAATTGACCTCCAGCACTCCCAGAAGGAGGCCTGCTGGCTGTACTAAAATCCAGATCCCCACCGGAAATCTTTGCATTTAAATTAGCTAAACTATCTATCGTATGCTGAGATCCACCCAAAGCATGGGCAATATCTGCTCCTATTTCCTGCCAAACTGCCGATCCAACAGTGGCGTCATTGCAAATAAAAGCCGTATCCGTATCAGTGTTTATCCAAAACGACCTTACAGAATAGCCATCATCGCTGTCATCACCAGTTGTCGGATTAGTAGTTGCAGTTAAATTATCCTTAATATTCGGCGTCCAATTCCCTTGGCCATCCAACCTATCAAGTACGTTGCCTGATAATTTTTTTAATAATCCATGAGCCGAAATCGTAGCATTTAGATCAGTATTATCATCAGGCGCACCAAGATCGTCTAATTTTATTTCATCAACTCCCCCACTACCATGATCTGATGCATGACTTTGTGGAATCTGGGCATCTGTTAATACCCCCGCTAAACCTTCCACGTTTATTTCATCACCGCCGCCGTCTTGATGGCTTGCTTTATGACTAAGTGGCGTCTGCGGATCAGCCAATAACCCCGATAAATCAGTTACATCTAACTCATCTCCACCGCCGTCTTGATGGCTTGCTTTATGACTTAATGGTGTTTGTGGATCAGCTAATAGTCCAGACAGGTCAGTTACATCTAACTCATCACCGCCGCCGTCTTGATGGCTTGCTTTATGACTAAGTGGTGTTTGTGAATCAGCTAATAACCCCGATAAACCATCCACACTAATCTCATCATCACCACCATTTTCATGTGTAGTACTATGAACTTCTTCTAAATTCCTAAGAGTTTTATCTAAATATTCACCACCATATCCATATTGACTATCGCCAGGAAAATAATTCTGTTTTCGTTGACTTCTAACAACAATACACTGTTGGCCATTTCCTTTATCTTTAAACGGATTAGACGATTCAGGAATAGCATTGGTCGCAACACATTGGACAACATATGTTCCGTCAATGGCTCCATCGATTTCCAGTTGTGGATTTTGAATCACAGCAATACCGTCAGTAAAATCCCCTTTTACACCAACATTTGCCGTGCTTCCAGCTGGAACATCTAAAATTGTCCATTCCCAACTAGTTGGTGATTCTGTAGCTGTTGCACCTAATAATATTAATCTAGACGAAACATTATAAAGAACAATTTCATCTGCATTACATGTTACTTCAGGCTTGGCCATTAACGCACCTATTCCATATTATATAAATAACCGTCTATCATTCTTCTTAAATCACTTATAAGATTTTTTTCTTCTCTTATATGTTTAAAGTATGATTTAAGTCTTTCTAGTTGATCTCTTGTCAAATTTCTATTTAACACATACCATGCAAACACTTCTGCAAAATCTTCAATATCATGTCGTTTGCCATAATTACTAACAGGAACAGCTACTTGTCTAATAAACTCATCACGAAATCTGTTACGATCTGTATTGCTCATATATTTACTATAATATCTATGACCTAACTCATGTATTATTGTCCACACAGTATCATCGCCAGGATCTTCAAAAACCATCACAGCATCTTTTTTAAAAAAATATTTAGCCTTAAGTTTACGTTCTTTTCTAGAGCCTATAAACATATTCCCATACCATAAAAAACCAAACCCCTTCTGATCTAAAAGCGCCTTAGCTTTTTTTATATATTTAATATATCCTCTTAAGTCTGGCCCTCTAAGGATCTCTCTGACACCGTAATCACGATAAAATTCCGGGTTTTTATATGTAGAAATTATTTTACCTTTTATGGTATGCAAATCTCTACCTATACTTGGCCACCATGTTATTTTCATTTTTCCTATTGAAAAATCAGATATACCTGTTTTATACCTTTTTTGAATTTCAGAAATATTCTTCTTAAGAATATTAAATATGTCAAAAGATCTCAAGCCGGGACTTCCCATATATGGACCTATTTTTCGTACAACCTGTTCTAGTACTACTTCTTTCCAATCAACATCATTTGTTCTTGGCGTATAATAAACATATTTTTGACCATTATTAACTATATCTTTAGCTTGTTTTAGCCGTTTTTGAACAATTGTTTCCTCTTTTTTTATATCTGCTGTCCAAAATCCAAAATTTATCAAAACATCTTCCGTCAATCTATCTATATATGCTTCCATATTGTTAAGATATAATACAGCGTCATTATAACTTCTAATTGATTTATACTGAAATAATAGTTTTTCCCATCCTTTACGCATTTTGTCAATATGCTCTTCGTCTGGCATCTGATATTTACCGTCTGATTCGCTAATTTTTTTCAAATCACTTATAAGCATTTTATAAATTCCACATATAAATTATACAGTTTTAAAATAAAAAAGACTTTATTATTTAAAATCCTAATATTCATTAAGCTGTCTCTGCCGCATGTATAATTATATCAATATCTTCACCTACTTTGTACTCTTCCGTTCGATCAAGAATAACTTTTATTCCCTTTTCAATCGGCTCCCATATGCTTTCAACACCGTTATATAAAGTCGTAAATTTAGGATCCGCATCAAATTCAAACGCTAATTCATATCTTTCATCATCTCCAGGTTTGACCCAAATTTTCACTGATTCCTTTCTTAACGTTGAATCAGCAATCACTTTTACCGTAATTAAAGAATTGGAAGTCCCCGTCCCGTCCGGCGACGGATATTGATAGATGGCATATGGCCCCCTTGCGCCAGTATTAAATGACCACTGAGTATCAGAAGAATTAGGAATAGGCCACAGATCCGACGCCTGAATTCTTACTGGTATTGCCGAATAAGATGGAAATGGCTCATTGCTATCTATGTCGAAATGATAACCATCAATTATTGTCGTTTTTGTTACTGTAAAACCATCCTGCTCTGTGTTGTTTTGCCAAGCAACATTATCGTTTATCCTAACCACAATACTGTCAGCATTTACACCGTTTTCATCTGTAATGTCAAACGAAACTCTATGTATTATATGAACCGTATCACCAGAATCGGGATCTTTATTGGATACAATCGGCCCTTCCGCATCAGGAGCAATTCCAGGAATATCAACCAGTTGTATCCCTGTCTGTAATCCAAAAAATCCATATAAATTATTAATCTCTGGAAAAGTTGGTACCAATCCTGTAAATGTCGCCGTATTATTACTACCTATTTTAACACCATAAATATCTTCTATGTCTGATGATACTTCAGCAGTATACTGAAGATTTAATAAATTCTCACAAATAGCTTCAACTTCTGTATCACTTCTTTTATAAACACGAACTATATTAACATTATTAGATGTTAACTGTTCTTTAACTATAAAATAGGCAGGATTTAAAATATCAACCAGATCTCCACCAATAAACCCACCAAAATTCATCTCTCTATTAAATGTAAATCTTATTCTATCATAGTTAACAGCTTGAACTTGTTGTAAAAAAGGTGAAACTATCCCATCACCACTAGAAAGTGTCTTTTTCTCAATTCCTATTTTAGATCCACTATAAAAAAATAAACTCATAATAAATAATTTCAACTCATTCGTTATTATTTTCTCGAGTTTCTTCCCCTAAAAGTATTTATCAATTCTTCAAAATCATCTGTGTCAAATATTACTCTAATATCACTAAGATTTAACTCTGACGATTCTTCATCTAGATCATCCTCTATTTCAGATATAATATCTTCAAATTTTTCTATAACTTCTTCATTGTATTCTTTTGAATCATAAGTCCAAAACCGATCAACATCAAAGTTCCAATAAATAATAATTTTCTGATTTAGATCCTCATCCAGATCAGTAATCATTGGAGATGTAACAACTCCTGAAATTCTAAAATAAAATTGTTCCAACAAATCTTGTATTTCCGAATCACCATTAGCCCATTCAATAGCTTTATCTTTAATTATCTCGCCGTCCATAGATACTATATCACCATACCATATCTCATCTTCATAATATTTTTTAAGTTTTGGCTCCAACATAGACATGTATGATTCTATTTTGCTTAAGATTCTACTAAAATTTTTATAATATTTACCAACTTCAGACTTAGAAACAATCTCATCTTCACTGTCCCAGTAATTCTCAACTTTTCCCAAAACAAGATCATACTGAACAGCAATCTTTGCTAACTTATTTTTTCTAGAATTCCCATTTTTATCAATAATAAATGCAAAACCATATCCATGATGATTAACATATTTATCCCACCATTCCCCATCATCTTCTGTTATACACCAATGCGTATTTCTTCCAAGAATAGTTGCAGCCTTATGATTTTTAATGCCATAAACAAAAACATTATCGTCTTCATATAAACGAATAGATCCGCTAATTTTAACTTCCTTACGTGATTTTAAATCATATGAATCCATATTATTAATAAATATTTCAAATTCAGACATATTTTTCCTATGCCAATATTGAATATCTGTTTGCGCTTGATTAATTAAATTCATCTCAACAGCTTTTTTAAGCTTGCCCGATTTTGCAAAAACATCAAACCTTTTTGCATACTCTACCAGATTTAATGCAATGCTATCATAAGGTTTAAATCTCCAATGATTTTTTTTATTTTTTACTTGAAAAACAGCCCACTGTAAATATTTATTATCCAATCCTAATCTAATTAACTTATCAATAAAGATTTCTAATTCTGGATTTTGCTTTTTTAACTGTCTAACACTAACTTCAGTTAAAATAAAATAAAGTTCTTTTAATTGCGTATTATAATTAATGATTTTCATTAAAATTACCTTAATATGTTATTAATAGATTCATCCCGATACCATTACAACTGGTCTACCATATTCAATTGGACTTTTAGCAAATAATTCATTTGTTATTAAATTAACCGCCATTAGAACTCCAGAAGTTTGTTTTCTGTCCCCATGCTCAACACCTACTGCCAAATATGGAGTCACCCCATCCATCAACTTGTTTACTATTAACACTTTAGCGTATTCAGAATTTAAAATATCATGAGTTGCTACTGATCCTGGCTGACCATAGAATAAAACCATTCCACCATGAGGACCTCCGCTTGGCCATGATATTTTATATACACCATCATTGGAAGGAACATAAAATGCCTCTGAATAATATACAGCATGCTTTTGTTGTTTATAATTTCTCGTTCCTAAAATCGTATAAGATTCATCATATGGAAAAGTTCCTCCACTATCAGAAATAGCGCCCTCCCATGTTGTTTTTGAAACATAATAAAAAGTATCTGTCCCAGCATTAGTAGCAATAAAAAATAAATCACCACTTAAATCGTCAAACCAACACCAGGTCACATCATGACTCATATTCCAATGGCCATAATGAATACTAGTTATATTTTCAGCATTTACAGAATCCCCAAACAAATACCATCTCTTCCATTTTTGAACAGTCAATCCATCCTTTGTAGCTATTGCTTTATAAATATATCCACTACTCTCGTAAAATACAGCGTCTCTTCCCCTATACCCTTTAATCTGCCAATTATTCCTATCACTATAATATCCTCCACCCTCATTTCTGGCCGCTATTAAACCATTAGATACCGTCGTCCCCAACGCCCCCGTGGCCGCCCAATACACGTCGCTCCAACCCCTCAAAGATCCTCCCGTAATCGCACTAGCCGTATCACGACATATCCGTATATCATCTATTGAAAAATCTACTACAATTAGTCCACCTTCCGTGCTTGCAGAATCATCAACGGCATAACTAATTAAAAGCATTCCATTTTTTATAAATGCCCTTCTCGGTTTGGGCAAATATCCACTAAAATTATGCAATGCATTTGCATCGCTTGTCGATGTTCCTCCCCTAACAAATCTCATCCATAATAAATCATTATCCACATCAATAATTTCTACCGTTGACTCAGTGCATACCACTAATGAATGAAGAGGAAACTCTGCATTTAAACCTCTATTAGTATTAAACCCTTCTCTCCACCATCCCGCTTTATTAGTATATATTCCACTATTAATTGTAAATCCAAACACATCAACAGTATAACTTGTCGGATCTTTTAATCCTGCATTGATCCAAGCAAATACCTCATTCGCTAAAACATCGTTAGAATAGCTTCTTAAAAACACCCAGCCTCCACCTGTATCATAATACGCACTTAAAGTGTTTCCAGATCTGGTTATCCTAAACTTTCCAGATGTAGCGCTAGATCCATGTTGAACATAACTAACCCATGAATTATTTATGCGTACATTACTATCGATCCTACCCCCGCCTCCCGGAGTCCTTCTTATGTAAAAATAATTATTAGAATCAATTATCACTCTAAACGAAATACCGCCATCACTTACACTAGCTGAAAAATTCTCCCAAGAAAATTCAACATCAAAATCGTCAGATAAACACCACCTACCATAAGATACTATTTGTTTACTTTTCCAACCAGCAAAAGGAGAACTTAAAGAAATCCTTATCTTATCATCTGCAATTAATGACAAATTAATATCAGGATTATTACCCGACGACAACGGCTCTATGCCGTCAAAAGCCCACGCCGTATTGTTCAACCCGCTAGCTAATGTCCCAAATCCGCCAGGGCTACAATCATAACCATCATAAACAAATGTCCCATCCCTTTTGGCCCCATAATATCCAGTACCTGTTAGTCCGCTATTCCATATATCATTAGAAGCATCATAATAAAAAAGATGCAAAATATTCCTTCCGCTTAAAAACTCGTTTCCATGGATATCATCTTTACCTTGCACATAATCAATATCTGATATTTCAAAAAAAGCTCTATCCTCCCATGCGCCACACTCTCTGTTATTTGTTATGTCAGGATTATAAGTGGTAACCTGTCCAGGAATAAATGTTCCAGCTGGCTTTACAGTATTATAATGAATTGATCCATTGGTAATATCCTCAAAGAAACCACTTCCAGAATCTTCAAATACAGCAGCTTCCTGCTTTGTCTCTCCTGGAAGCAATGGAGCATTCTTTTCATCTTGTCCTACATTTATATATTTTCTCTTATCTCCTGCAGGTAAAAATTGATAATCATCTTCTATTGCAGAAGTAATTCTTTCCCTTTGTCCATATGTAGAATTTTTATGTCCGGGAATAATTAACCCTTCCCGCTCCCCAATTGGACTCTTGTGTTTTGCCTTCCCCCCTATCGGCATAATGGTAAAATAATCTTCAAAAGCTACTGCATCTCTTTTGTATCTCTGTTGCTCATTACTTGCATTATAGCCGATAAAATAATCAAACTTTGCACTTACTGCAGGATATGGGGACCAATTTCTTGTATATAATCCAACGCTTAACTTATCAGTTGAAAATTGAAAAGTATAGGTACATCCGATATTCGTCCAAGAAAAACCATCATCATCGCTATAATAAAAAACAACAGTATTAGCATTTATTAAATCCCCAAAACCATCATAAGATACTGGATAGGAACTAGAATTCCACGCAATTCTGTATCTGTGCGCAGTAACTAAAGGACTAGTTACTGTTGTTGCACTGCTACAAATAGTAGAAAAAGAATCATTATAACCTTTTTGAGCATGAATTTTATCATCATCTTTAGAATAGCCAAGAAAAATCGCATTCTGATTATCATTAAACAACACAAGTCCTGCCATGCATTCACTACTTGAGCTGGCAACATCCACTACCCTCGTCTCAATTATGTTAATTCTTCCAGAAATCCTATTATTATCTTCATCGCCACCATATAGCGGCGCTACATCCCTAACAATTGCATGAGGAGCCTTTGCTGAACCACTCCACCACGAACAATCAATTCCATCCGAAATAGATATTAACAAATTACCATCACCAGACTGAGTAAGCCTACCATAATATGGTAAACTTTTCTCAATCTCTACAATGGTACCGGTAAAGTTATATTCAAATCGTTTAATTAACATTTACAACAATTCGCATTATATTAATTATACCTCAAAATTGAAAACCAATAGCATTATTAGGATCATTTTTTCTTGTTATAGATAGATTTTTAGCCTCGATATCTTCTGTAACAAATTCACCATCAATGATATATTTTAAAGGCTCATCCAATATCATATGATACAAGTCAGTAACCTCTTTGTATTCTTTACTGTCTTTATTTAATCCATTAACTAAATTATTATAATAATCATCAAAATCAAGTTTTACTTTATTATCAGCTATCCAGGTTACTTCAATATCATCTGAAAAAGATGCAACTAGCGGATCTGTAACCTCTCCTGATAATTTAGAAATAAATTCATGCATAAAATCTTTATATACAGACCAATCGTAATAAGTAAAATTGTAGCCCACAAAATAATCATCAATAAATTTTTGAGGATCGCCATCATATAACACCTCATCCCCATACCATATTTCATCTTCCTCTCTATCAATACGTATGTCAGCAGTTATTCCATATCCGTTTATCTTACTGATTATCTTTTTCCATAATTGAGGCCCATAATACTTTAAATATTCCTTATCATCTCTAAGATCGTTATCATAATCCCATAATTCATTAATTTTATCAATTTCTTTGCTAAATATAACAACAGAAAAAGCAAGAGAATTGTTATTTGGATTTATAAATTTATCAATAACATAAAAGAAAATCTCACCTTCAATAGATCTATCTCTATAATCACTTCTGTCCGGAACAGCTACGCACCATCTTGATTGGCCTATTTTACATGACGAATCAAATTCTAATGGCCGCCATATAATAACTCGTTCATCTTCATACACTAAGTCAGCATCATTATAAACCCTACGTTCAAACTTCTTCGTTCTTAAAGAATTAAAATCAACATTATATGAATCTAATCTGTCAAGAAATTCCTTAAAATCTTTTACAGTCTTTTTGTTCCAATAGTCAATATTAACTTCTTTTTTATCAATTAGCCCAACTATTGAGGCTTTCATTAAGCCATCAGTACCATATTTTTCAAATCTAAATATTAACTCAACTACTTCTTTAATATCAATATTTTCTTTTTTCTTCTTAATTAATGCCCATTGAAAATACTTATTAGGTATAGCTATTGACCACTTTTGTAAATTATCTAAAAAATCCACATATTCCGGATTATTTATTTTTAATTGTTTTACGTTAACTTCAATAAGATAAGATTTAAATAATCTATTTGCCTGTAATATATTCATTCTTTTGCGCCTAATTTCTAAACAAAATTAATTAACCAACCATCAATAAGGTAACCCCACAATCCAAAAACATCCATCCTCATCTAAGTTAGGATAAGTATAAGAATTAACCAAATTATCATCTAACATCCTTACAATGTTAACATTTCCTCCATAACTTTCATATAACCATGAAGCGATAAAAAGATAATCAGTTACCGATGTTGATAACACCATTACATCTCTAAAGGATAAAGACTGTCCAATTAATATTTCTCCATCTGGAGGAGTATTATCATTGCCACCACCCCCTAAATCCGTCAACGAATAAGCCAACCAATAATCCATTGTTCCCCTGTTCAACATATAAACCCCACCCTCAGTAACTACAAAAATATAATCTCTCCCAGAAAAAAATCCCCTTACATTATAAGGAAATACAATCATCTTATCAATGCTTTTACTCGATGAATTTTGTGTTAATCTACCATATTTATAATCAAAAACATTCCGCCAGATCTTATTTTCTCTAGAAAACCATAACCAGCCACTCTGATCAAAATGTAAATTCCTATATCCATCAGTCATAACATTGTGCTCGCCAACATCGTCACCAACTACCGAATTAGAAGTCTGACCAATATTATCTACATACATAACCACCCCAGGACTAATATCTTCACCAACAAGCACAACCCACATTTGAGTAATATCCGTCTCGTCAAAAATAGCATCAACGGTTTTTACATATTCTGGACCTATTCTCAACGAAGGACTAACACCCGTTTGTGTATAAACCCCACCTGTATCATTTCTATTGGCTATTGTTTTTCCAGATATCGCTTGCCAATGACCGTCACTTCTAACTAAACTAAAAACATTTTGACCTGTAGCTTTAAAATCAATCGTTATTACTCCACCATTTGCAATGACAGTTTCTGTTCCTACCACCAACACCCCATTAACCATTTTTACAGATCTAACACTGGCCTCCCCGCGCCCAAGGGCTTTAAAATTACTATCATCATCGAACATAAATCTCATCCACATAGTTAGATTAGCAGCCGTCCCATCATAACTATCCAAATCAAAAATAATCAATTCTTTATTGGCAACAATAATAAGTGATTTACTCGGAAATTCCGAATCTGGACCCCTATAATCCGAAGCCCCCTCCGTTCTCCATGGTGCCTCTACTGGCCCCGCGTCTTGAACACCACTTGTATATTTATATCCTTCAATTGAATAACCAGAAAAATTATTTTCAGTCGGCTTAGTCCACGGTTCATTAGTAGTATCATATATATACGCTGCAATTGGCCTATACGAAGAAAGAAAATGTGCATAACCATGAATATCGTTAGTCGTTCTATTAATATCTGTAACATTACTAATAAGAGCAGTGCCTACGTCCTCAAATGCAGCACTATCCTTTCTCACATTATTATAAGTACTACTAAATAAGGCCCCGCTTGTCTCGCGTGGATAATTATATCTTCTATTGCCTCCTGAATTTAAAAAATCTACTCTATCCTCTATCCCCCCTTTTAATTCCTGCCGATCTCCTTGTCTAGATTTTGTTCTTATACCACCAGGGATAATCTCCCCAGCCGCCCAATCAGAATGATGATAATGTTTTCTTATTCCACCCCCGCCTTTTTCAACCCTATCCTCCCAAGCCCCTTTTTTAACTTCCTGAGTAACTCCAATTCCAACACCTGGATAAGAAAATCCTTGATATTTAGGTTCCCCTCCGCTGCTAATAAACTCTTCATAATCCTCCCAAGCCGCATTATCACTCTTTTGTAATACTATCGACCCTTCCCCTAATAAATCTTCATAAGCATCATAAATAGCACTATCACCAAAAGTTTCAGCAGTTAACCGTGCCGAAAAAAGCACAGTATCTGTCGTGTCAAACCTAAGCCTTTGAGTATTTCCACTTGTGGCTTTCTCTGCTTCCTGAGTTGTTATTGTATCAATCAAACTACCATTTAAATAAAGCCTCCTCGTCTGACCATCCGAACTAACCGTCATAGCTAGATAAATCATTTCATCAAATATCACATCAGAAGTAAACGTAATATCCGTATCTAGACCAGCCCCATATTCACTTTGTGTAAAATAACTACTACCAGAATGTTGACCTAATCCATATAACACATTAGTCTCAAGAGATTCTCCAGAACTATAACACCTAATTATCGGTAAAGTATCATGTTTTATAAAAACTAATTCGACAGTTAACGATGCATCACCTCCTCCACCACTATCTTTCGCAATGCGTAATGCCTCTTCACTAGGTGCAATTAAATTGCACCCGCTTAAATCAATCCCTACAAGCCCACTATATATTTCCGTCTCATAACTCGCCGATCCAGATTCTACAGTTAAATCTCTCCCTTGTCCCGTTCTATCCAACAACGAAAACGCTGTACTATCAAACCAATAAACAAATAATGGATTACTTGTTACCGTTGGAGGATTAGAGGTCGATAAATAATCGACTATAATTCTATCGTAACTCATACTTAAACTAAATCAAATAATGTTTCTTCTTTATGATTATTATTTATCAATATAGTCTCAGTCCTTGACTGATTTTTTAACAGAACACCCTTTCCTAATAGACCTGTCTGCTTTGTTCTAGCTACTACATAACAAGCTGTTTTTATATCATGTCTTACCCATTTATTATCTACTAACGGTTTATAAATATTACTATAATAACAGCTTAAAATAACTTTACCCTCTACTTGTAATAACATGTCTATCAAATCTTTATGATCTTGATTGTCTAACTCATGCTTATAAGTTACAGCCTGTCTAGTATCTGCAACATAAGGAGGATCACAATAAAATAGAGTATTCTCCGTGTCGTACTGCTTTATAACTTCTCTAAAATCTTTATGTTCAATTTGCACTACCCTCAACCTCTTATGTATTTCTGGTAACATCTCTATACATGATAACCATGTTGAAACTGTGTCAGCCATATTTCTACATGAACTAGTTATTGCATTACCCCAACCCTTTTTATGAGTTTTACCATTTTCTAATATTCTTTGTACAACACCACCACCAAATGACTGTCTAGCCACCACAAACCACTTAACAGCTCTGCCAACTTCATCTTCGTCATCCTCCCACACATCTCTGCAATAATTAAATTCCTCCCTAGAATAGGGTATCAGTTGAACTTGCCTATAAAACTCTTTAAATTTATCCCTGTCTCTTAAAACTCTAAAAAAATTAATTAACCCGCTATCTATATCATTGTAAACTTCTACCCTTGAAGGCGTTTTCGCAAGTAATAAACTTGCTCCACCTCCAAAAGGCTCTACATATGTTACATGTTCTGTAAAAAATGGTAATATCTGCTTCTTTATGTTACCTTTGCCACCAAGCCATCTTATCGGTGAATTCATAGATATCTCACATATTAACAATTTTCAATTCATACTGAACAAACAACATTTGATTATTAGTTTTATCAAATGTTATCGGTGACCCATTCTCCTTCAATCTTACCCTAGCACTCCTTTCCACATCCATATAGTTAGGCCAAGGAGAAAATAAGGCATCTGCATCTGTAGCATTGCCAAAAACTCCAATACTCCTAATGTTACTTCCATTACATTGATCAGTTGTATACATAAAAGCATTTCTAAATGAAATTTCTTCACGAATGTCTGACGATATAACTTCATAATCAAACATCTGATCTTCTATAAACCTTTTTGCAGCACCATTTGTATTATTAGTATTTACCGAATTGGCAACATCGTGAATGTATCCAGTATCAAACGGTAAACTCCCTGTCCACTCTACAGTATAACTTGCTGGTTCGGAATCAATATTTAACATACAAATAAACCCCAATAACGCCATAGCACTATTACCATAGTGATCGGACCAAGGAAATTTAGATGTAGCTTTTACAAATAATTCCTGCAACAAGTAGGCCGCCGCCCCATCAAATATTCTATTTTGAATAGAAATCTCTTTTTCTATTTCAAAACTATCAATTAACTTTTTTAAATTTCCTTGCTTTTCAACTACAAGAAAATCCTCATCCGTTAAATTGCCAACATTTAATAATTTTATAATAAAAAAACCACTCATTAGAATGTTACCAAGCTAAAAACGTAATCAACCAAAACCACTTGACCACTTATTTTTTCACTCGTTATAGGAATTCCACCGCCATCTTTGTTTTTTACTCTTCCTATTCGAGCTATATCATGTCCTCCTGTTGTAGCATCAGCATTAGCGCTAAAAAAAATACCAATACTCTCTATAGAACTAGAGATACACTCTTCTGAAGAATATAAAAACGAATCTTTAAAACTTATTTCTTCCCTATCCCCATCAAACCAAATGTCATAATTTCCTAAGCTATCCTCTATAAACCTTTTAGCACCATAAGTATTATCCACCGAATCACTAACACTGTGAATGTTTGGACTAGCCGTCCCTGTCCAATTTTCCGTATAAAAAGACTCATCAACAGTACTTAATAAACAAATAAAACCTAACGCCGCAACTCCCCCTCCTGTATCATTATAAGGACTATCACATGCAGACAATCCAAATAAATTATCAAATATATATCCGGCCATATTGTCAAAAATCATAATTTTCAAAAACTAACTAATGTAAAAATATAGTCAAAAGTTATTATTTCTTCTGAATTCTTAGTTAAGGTTACATTATTACCATCATCGTCCTTAAATCTTACCCTGCCAATCCTGCCACGCTTATTATATGATGAAGCAGTATGATTATAAGAGTCAGTATCATTATGAAATAAAATACAAAATCCATTTATATTATCAGATATGCATTCTCTTGATAAATATACAAAACTACTCCTAAAAATAATAGATTCCCTGCGAACATCTGACTTTATTGAAGTATTATATGCACCATCAGTCGCTTCTCTAATAAAAAATTTAGAAGCAGAACTAGTACTAGCAGAACCTGCAACACCATTGTTGGTTGTATTCCAGTCTGAATACCAATCTTCAGTATAAGTCGTTGTATCAGTATCTAAAGTGGAAAGATTAATATAAGTCAACATCGAATGCGAAGAAGGAGCATCATAATATGGATATGCGCAATTGCCTAACCCAAACAAAAAATCCAACAAATACCCGGCAACATTATCAAAAATTCGATTTTTACAAACTATTTCCTGTTTAAGTTCAAGCCCTTTAAGCAACTGTCCAAATGTTCCATCCTTAATGGTTTTCTCGAAATGCTCATCAGAAAAACCACCGCTATCATATTTCTTAACTTCCACAACCCCGTTCATTAATCTTCCCTCTCGTTCAAATCATCCAAAAAATTATCCAATATTTTATTTATTTCACCAATTTTTTTAACAACTATCCTATTAACATCCTGCAATTGATAATATTCATCGATAAAATCATCAAAATATTTTTTAAATTCTTCCATTTTTAAATACTTACTAATGTAAAAGTATACTCGAATAATAGGGCTTCCCCATCATTCTTTACAATTTGAGTCAAATTACCATCTTCATCCTTTATTCTGGCCCTCCCAATTCTTTTATTCCATGTCCACCCCAATGTGGCGTATACTCCACGAAAGTAGATACTAATATTTCTAATACTTCCTGAATTGCTCTGCGAAGGCACATATAAAAACTTATCCTTAAAAACTATCCTATCTGAATCAATATCCGCATACAGTCTATAATCTTCGATCACATTTGACATAAAATACTTGCTACCATTACTAGTATTTACACTACTTTCTACCGAATGAATACTTGTGTTTTTAGCCTGATGATAAGTTTCAGTATAAGATGTTGTATCAGAAGTATGAGAGCTTAAATTAATAAAACACATTCCAGCAACATGAGAACTGTGCTCAGTAATTTGTTGATCCCAATTATTCCCTAAATCACCTAAACCAAACATATGTTTTAATAATAAAGCAGGAACCATATGAAAAATCCGATTCCTACATGCATAATATTGTTTTAATTTAAAATTTTTACATAAAGCATCTGCGCCAAATTTACTAACATAGTTAACAACTTCAACATCGCTCATACCGTTTACATCGATAAGTTTTATATCAAAAAAACCATTCATTAATATCTATACCCAAATCAATATTGCCAATAATATAATAAACAAAAATCCTAAAAAATAAGCCAACATATTAAACCCATCCACCTGGAACGTTGCCAGTTAAATCTATTCTATATATTATTACTAACGCTTCATGAGGTGACTTCCTTATTTCTTGTGTTACTCCCCTTTTTGAGTCGTTGGTTAGCCCAAGTTTTGTATTAATCCCCGCACCATTATCAAGATCTATAAAACTTCTTTTGCCGGCCACCGTAGCCCTAAACCATAAATACCCCATAGTTGATCTGTAGGCTTCTACTCCGTACGCCCTTACTGCCTGATTAATTGCATCAACAATATCATTCACATCAGTAGTAGCAACCATATTGGGTAAATCATAGTCATAATAAGTTGGGACACCATCAGTAGCAAACCTTAAAGTATCACCAGAAAAAGAAACACTACTCATTTGTTCAAAAGCCATCAATGCCGAAACTTTTATCCCCCTGGAAGGATCATTAGCTGTCACTGCCGACAGCCTCACTCCATAACAAGCAATTTGTGAAAACGTATATTCGTACCCGTATGCCCCACCATTGTAAATATTGCTAGATTGAGACGATGCACTGTAATCCGCTACTTCTGTCCAATCGCTATCATCGCCCGGTTTCGTCCCTGTCAAAACATCAATCTTAAACAGATCCGGACAGAAAATTTTATTTTGACCCGACGGAAAAACTACCCTAATTCCCGTTAAATTCTTTTGAGCACTCCAAACCCTGCCACACATATGAGGACCCGCCCCATCTGTTGAAGCAAAATATTCACCCAACACAACATCCCCAGGCTCGTCTGCATCGTTAATATTGTATCCTCCACCATAAAGCTCTGACACTGCATAATTATTTCGATATTGTAAAGTAGTACCACTTGGTACTGCCTCTATTAAAAATGTCCCATTATTCCCAGATGATATAGTCCCATCATCATTATCATCTTTAGTAAATCCAGTTATTGTAATAAAACTTCCTATTATGCTGGAGGTCCAACTGGCGCCCCCAATCGTTAATGTAACTAAATTGCCAGCTACCGAAAAATTATCCGTTGTTCCATTACCAAATCCGGCGTCCACCCCTTTTGTCCTTCCCTCATTTTCTACCCTCCCATCAAACATTTTCGAAGCATTATATACTGTATAAACTCCATCCCCAGCAGCCATAAAATTTTCAGTTACTGTGGAATTAGGGGTTTCAAAAACCTTTACCATCCACTCGCTCAAGATTGCTTCAATTGTATAATCTCTATTATTGTTTGGATCAGTTGAATTACTAATCCTTAAAGTTTTTCTAAGATGGGCATCTTTGTTAAAACCATAAGTAGTTGTTAATGCCGCTATAACGTTACTACGCTTAAATGTAATTATTCTAGTTGTAGCATTAATATTGTCATTGGCATCGCCAGAAATATCTGAATCAACCTGTACCTCTGCTAATTTACTATTCGAAACATATCCATCATTAGTAATAGTTGTAACCAAATCAGGATACGTATATTCATCTAAATCAACCCCTTGAGCCTGAGCCTCATGTTGATAAACTCTATCCGAAATTCCTTGAAAAGTTCCTGCCAACCCAACAATAGACCGAACACCTGTCTGATTGTCCGCCTCCCCATTCCCGCAATTTACGCCATAAGCTAATCCAACACCAGTAATAGGAAAATTATCTATATATTTATTATTTCCTGCCTCGTTTGCCACCCCAGCACTCATTCCACTAACTGTAAAACCAACGTTAGCAACATTCTCAGTTATAGTCCTTTGATGAACTGTGCCTGGTATATCATGCGTAAGGTTTACTACCCCTACCCCGCCATCAGACGCAGTTATATATAACTCGCTTCCATTGATTTCAGCTATTATAGAATCCTTAACATCATCAACCGTGTCAGCCCCAGTGTAAGATACTGGCCTTTTACGTTCAGTCCATGATCCATCACTGTCAAATTCAAAATCTAATGAATTATGAAAACCATCATCAATTGTAAAATAATCCGTATCTAATAATGATGCCCCATCTACAACATTAATGGTTCCTGTAGACGATGCATAAGTAGTTGTTGGCTGAGCATAAAATATGAACTCGGCCTCTCCATATGGATTAGTACTACGATACTCTTTTGAAATAGTTTTTAACTCACCAGTTGCGTCGCTTAATAGTACCGCCCGCCTCCCCTCACCTGGAGTCGTATTATCCGATGAGATTCGATCGTTATATTGATTGTCACTTTCATTAAAAAGGACCTTTTTATCACCAAGCTTTCCATCCGTTGTAGGACTATCCGCCGCAACAAAAAATGCTTGAAAAGGATTCCTCGTTTGTCCATAAGTAATATCAGAAGGCACATAAGGACCGCCTGGATGACCTTTTAATAACTCATGAAGCATTCTGGATAATCCACGCTTCGTGAATTTATTCTTAAACCTTTTATCCGCTACAACCCGATTCGAATCTTTAGGAATATAATTTCCCCTCTTATCCTTCTCCATCAAATCATGCAATTCAATTGCACCATTTTTCCCAGTTCCCTTTATCCCTCGAGCATCCAAGTTGACAACTCTAAAAGCTCCTGAAACTCCTAAAATACCTTTGCCTTTATACATACTGTTCCCTGTCCTTACCTTAACTCTTTTTCATTCCATAATACTCAAAATCTTCGCCTTGCTCTGAAAGGAGAAGCAAACTATTTACTCTAGTAAAATCAGTATCTTGACGAGTGCCGGAATTCGGTACTCGTAAAAATTCTTTAAATTGCTTTAGTTTTTCACCTTCAAGTTTACAAATCATATCATCATCGAATTCATCCTTCCACTCGTCAAAAATATTTTTCAAGAGCCTTTTCCCATCCTCTGAATATTCCAGAATTCGACCTATCTCGCGAGCTATAAACCAGGGTTGTCCATCAATCTCAATCACAGTTAAACTATTGTTTTCAAAATTAAAATGCTTAATCAAATCTTTCATTTTTCATCCTCCGCCAACACGATACTATGAAAAAAACTGACTAATCAACTTACCCAATAGTTCCGACATATTCATTTAGAATCCACGGTTCTTCTGACGTGTAATCTGTCCCATCCCACCAAAGTTCTGTCACTTCAACATCGAATCCATAAATTGCCGCTAATGTTTCAAACGATTTAACTGTTCCTTTGATAATATTAAATCTTGTTGCTATTTTTATAGCCATCCTTTGATAATCATCAGGATTATAATCATCTATCTCCACCCCAAAATTATCAGCTAAGTGCTTTATTAAATCAGTCCTGATCTCATCAGGATTAGATAATGTTGTATATCTTTGAATTAACGCTTGCATCTCATTAAAGGACTGAGATATGGCTGTGATAAACTTCTGATACAAGTAATCATTGTTAGCATCTTCCTCTATATAATGCTCAGGAAGAGACTCATACAACACCATATAAGCCCAATCATCGTGACCAAAAGGACGATCACCAAATGGTTGGTGTCCAAATCCATGCGATGTTAAAGTCATGTTATGTACCAGTTATTTTTGTACCATCTTTAAGATATAAGTCATCGTTTACCCGAACACCTAAAAACAGCTTATCATGATCTGTTCCTACTCCAGACGCTGCTTGCAATGTTAATGTCCCCGTCCCTGTTATCGGCCTACTAATAACGGCATAAACAGATTGTCCTTCCGTTACTACTAAACTGTCAGTCGTAATCGTTCTACTTGCTCCATTTAATGAACTAACAACAATTAAATCAGCACTCCAAGAAAACGTATTAGTAGCAAGCGTTAAAGCTAATGTCCCACCACCCAACAATGTAATATGTGCATCTTCCCTTAACGCGTAAACAGAAGAATCAATCGAATTCATTAATCCTGTAAAAATATCATTATACGGCTCTTGATGCTCCGAAGGATATTGAAAACTCATTTTGCTTGTAAAAGGCATATTTTATTTTTCCCCTTTTTAATCTACAACTAAGGTTACCGAAGTTCCAGACCCTTTTGTAACTATTTGTTCTTCTAATATCTCCAAATCTCCATCACTATTAACACTTGGCGGTGTATCTGTCACATATGAATCTGCAAATTCAACATTGGCAATGCTAACATTTACATATTCATATTTAGTCTCTCCAGCCAACGTAACAACATTGTCTCTTATTGCTTGATTAAATTCGTCCAACCTAAGTGCATCTCCAAAATCTCTACCCTTTAAAACATTATCTACCTGAGTACTCACCTCGTTTAAAACAGTCGCTGCTGTAAAAGCTTCCTTTACTTTTACCTTGACAGCAACGTCAACATTAAGTAAACTGCTTATTCCGCTTACCACTGAAACCGTAACTGTCGCTGTTGCTCTTGTATCTAAATGATCCTTTAATGCAGATATTAATCCGTTTGAAGGTGCAGTATAAAAACCTGAAACATCGACAGCCAAAATAAGAATTTTTATTATGTTAACTTTGCATTGATCACTAATAACTTCATCTAAGTAATCTTCCAGGCTAGTTACTGCTGTTGCAACATTGGTCGGAATAACTAAAGCATAAGTAACATAAGTATCACTCGTATTACTAGCTGTTGTTATTCCTGTACAGTTAGTATCTATATCATCCATATTTATATCTATATTGTCCAACTCAGTACTAATACTCCCACTGTCAGTTACAACCTGATCCGCGTCTGTTTCAGCTTCATCTAAATCCAACTCTGCATCTGCCATTGCAGTAATTATTGACTGATTTATATATTGATAATTAATATAAATATTCTCCCCATAGGCAGAGCTGATTCCTTCCGGAGCTATATTAAAAGTAATTGCCAACGCCGCCGTTGTATAATTAATCGATCCCGTACTTACTCCTGGACCAGTTATAGCCCCCGCCCCATTGTCAGCTCCATAAACCGCGTCACCGTATATCTCAATAATTAAATCATCTCCAAAAATACGAGTTCCTGAATATCTAATTGTATTTTCGTCAATATATTCTACTATCTTACGCTTTACTCCACCAATTTTTACAGCATTGCTCACATGGCCAGATGTAAAAAATCCAGCTGTAGCCACTATTAAATAACCTGCCGACGTGTCGCAATCGCCAATATTGGATGTTTTTATCACAGACGGATTAACCGTAATAAAAAGTGATTTAGCAACCGGAGCAAAGGTTAACGTTTTTGAAAATGCTACTGTCGTCCCATCCCCCTGGCCTAATATCTCCTGAAACGGAATTGCATTAGCTACAATCTCAGCCTCATCAAGATCTAATTTAGCATCTGCTAAATGATTTTTAATATTTGTAACATCTGCAGAGATGGTAGTTAAAAGAGTCCTTATTGCAGCAGTTTTAATCTTTGAATCAGCCGTTTCGGTATTAATAGCACTCGAATAACTTCTTATATTTGTATTTTGGGTATTAATAATGCTTAAAAAATTGCTTAAATTCGCCGTCGCCTGATTAATTGCTGCTAACCCCGACTGAATGCCTGCCTCGTTTTCAACCCCTAAAAGCCTCGTTGCGTTGGCCTTCTCAATCGCACCATAAACTCCATGGCTATATTTTTCTGATAACGTAATATAATCGCTTCTTGATACCGCCCTGTCCGCTGTTGCGAAATATTTAGGAGCATTAGCCTTAATCGATGCCAACGATTCTTCCGCCGATGCCCCCGATGAGGCTAAAGGATTATTGGTCGTTAAACCAATCGTCTGAAGATTAACTGTTATCGAATTCTTAAACGATGTTATTGTCTCCGCTGCAACACTTCCGTTAATTCCACTCCCAGCAATATAGGTTACCTTTATTTCAGCACCGTCCGACGGTATATTACCTATGGCCCCATTTCCAAAAACAATAGTTTGAGGATCCGCGGCATAATCCACCATATATTGATCTGTTTGATCAAATTCTAAAAAATCATTTTCCGTCCACTCCGCACCGTCAACCGTTACCGTTACAGACTCCATCGCTATATATTTGTCGTCCGGCACTGTCGTTAATTTAAATATCTGGTTGGCTGTTCCATCAGAAGTAAAAAACTCTGTCTTTGTCTCGCCCTCGTACGCCGATATATTTTGACCCAATAAAAAAGTTGTTTTTGTATACGGATAAGAAGCCCCAGCCTGCTCTGCCGCAGTAAATGTTACATCTTGATTTAATTCGTAAATTAACCCATTAGGTGCATTTAATTTTTCACCGGCCGGAATGGTAATATCAAAACCATAATTCTTGTCTAAAATAATTTCCAAATCAACCGACGCATTAACCATCGGTCCAGGCTTGTATCCTAACAATTTTGCAAATCGATTTACGCTAGATCTTAGACGGGCCGTCGTAATAAAATTTTCTTCAACTTGCTTATCTAAATACCAAGACAGTGTGTCCAACCCAAATGACACATACTGCACTATCATAATTGCCAATTGAGAAATGGCAAAATCATTAAAACTATCCCCATACTGCTCTTTGATAAAAGCTAAAATCTCATCTTGAAATGTTCCATAATCTCTTCCAGCATACTTAACACGAGCCAATGTATGCCCAATACGCGTTGCCTCCCTTATTGATGCCCCCGTGTCAATTTCCTCCCACGTTGCAGGATCAACGGCATTAGTTCGTATGTAAATTTTATCATCTGAAGTGTTGTAATAAATATAATACTGATCAACACTGGATGGATGAGCGGTTAATTCAGGAATGCCTAAAATCATCTTATTTCCCTAAACAACAATTTTATCTATCTCAATTTTTACGTCATCAGCTTCGTTTAAATACTCATAAAACACATCAATAGTAATAGTTGATTCGTCAATGACAACATCTATCTTTAAAATATCCACCCTCTTTTCCCATGCACTAATAGCCCTGTACACTTCCTCTTTTATTTTTACTATTGTCAGCTCGTTATTATTATCAAATAATAGTCTATAAATCAAACTTCCGTAAGTTGGCTCCCTTATCCTCTCGCCCATCCTAGTCTTGATTATCTGAATTATAGAACCTTTGACTACGTTTCGATCATAATCTGCCGAGGGTATACCATCATCCCCTTTGCGCCATGGAAAAGAAATCCCATATAAACCCATTGAGAAACCCTTAAAATATTTAGATTTTTACACACATTCTAATAGACGATAGCATAAAATGATAAGAAAATCAACTAGATTGCTTGGATATTTGTTTTTAGAAAAAAAAGATCTATCTTAATGATTTTATTTTAATATTAATTCCCAAATCATCTAACCAGCTCTTAACCATATCAATTTTTGTCCTATCAGGCACCAGAATAACGTAAATATCATCATAATCAAAGCTAACCGGCTGCATCTCTTGCCTTGTTATCCATTCCTTTTCGCTACTCTTATCTAAAAAAGCCTGCATCTCAGCCTGTGCATAAACTTCATTTTCTACATCTGAATCAACTTCCCCTGTCTCAATATCAATATCATCTGAATCAATCCAATCATCTATATCAAATTGGGCTAACCAACCTTCACCAGCAATATAAGCCGCTTGATCTGTATATTGTTCATACCATTTCTTTGTATATTCAACTTTGATTAATTGATTTCTTAATTTATTTCGATTAAACACCAAAACTATATCATTACCACTTATATCACCCAGATATGGAACTTCAGAAAAAGATATAAACGAATTATTAATATTTCTAGATTTAAGCTTTTTATCTTTTAATATACCCAATAAACCCTCAAATGAAGTAGTATGAAATAATTCACTACTTTTTACTTCACAAATCTGTCTCAAATCAGATATAAAACTCATTTTTTCTCCCTCTTCTTAATAAGGAATAACATAAAATAATAAGAAAATCAACTAGATTGCTTGGATATTTGTTTTTTAGAGAAAGAAAAAACTAAAGAAATGACAATTTGTTATTCATCCCCAATAGACCCGTCGGGATAAATTATTTTATATGATGTTTTTATTTTTTTCGCATATCGAATTGTTGACCATGTACCCGATCTTAACTCTTCTTCATAACCACCAGGAACAGCAATTATAATATTAGAGCAATCTTAATAAAGTTTGCGGACTAATCATTGCTGTCATAAACTCCTTAATTTGACAATATATTTTCAAAAAAATTAAACAATTGGCATAGGCGGTGGAGGCGGAGGTATAGGCGGTGGAGGAAAAAACGTAACAATTACCGTTTTAGTCGCTACGTCAATCAATGTTGCCATCTGTTGAGCAGCTGATTCAATAGTGTTCATCGGATTAGACAATACCGACGTTAAAGAAGCACCTAGCGTAAGTACCCCCGGCGCCACAGTTACCATTCCAGGATGAGTGCCAATAAAATTTACAGGAGGCGCAAGCCAATAACTCAATATTGCATTCTGTAATGCCATCGCAAAGGTGGCCGCCGCACCCATCGGAGTTAAAACCGCCGCCAACGTCCCCGTCATAATTGCCTCCTCAGCCCCCGTAAAAATTGGAGTTGCAACCCCAGCCATCGCCGTTGACGCATAACTATTATATGCCCCGGCCAATCCTTTGGCTGCATCTAAGGATGTCTTCTGATTTTGAGAAACATCCTCAAAAACAGACTTAATTGAGTTAAACAGATCAACAACTACTAACGGCATTTTGACAGTTCCATCTTTTTAATTTACATTAATTAATAGTTTTTATCATCCTACACCATATGGAAGATTAGATTTATTCTAAAAAAAATCCATAAAATAATATAGCATCAGTACTTACACTCATTTTTGCCTCCTGTCTCCCCCATAATTAATTCCTATCTCTTCCACACTTCTTGGCGAAATGGAAACCCAACCCTCCCCTCCTTCAAATTCCGACAAATCCAACTTGGAATGCACCCTAAACTTTTTTACAAATCCATGTTCTTTTAAAAAAGACCATAATTTATCCACGCTCTGAACCGAAATCCACGCAAACCGCCTACGAATCACCCTTCCATTATTATCACTTCCATACAAATTTAAATTACCACTAGTTCCGTCAGGCTCAACAAATACTTCACCATTTCGATTAATATTACTCAAAATATCATCATAAATAAATATCCCTTTATTATGCTCTCGTTGCTCCACGATTCTATTGTATAAATCTTTAATAACCTTTGTTTGACTCATTTTTTAGTTCCCGTTAAGTTAAGAATTATTAATTTTTACTACAGGTTGCATGGGAATAAAATAACACAATTTTCCAACATTTTCAATGCCTTTAACCCTTACCGCATTGAATTCTTCATCATTGCTATTACTATGTTTATCAATCTTAACAAATATTGAATGTTCACTATACCCCAAACTATCTGGTGCTAACTTAAACTGACTACCTGTCTTCAAATTGTAAAATACATTTCCAACTTCAAGTAAATCTATTTGAACATTCTCTATAAGATCACCATGAACCCTAATGCCTCCTCCAGATATTTCTCCCTTAATTATTCTAACCACTTCATCGTTATTGTTTACATAATTATCAGGCACATCCAATACACTCTTTATTTTTAAAACACATCTACATTCAAGAAAAACTTTTTTCATTTATTTCACCTTTTCCACATTCCGATTGAAATCAAAACAATATAAACATCCGACATTTCTTCCTTCAACTGCCACTGCATTTATTGTTACCCGCCCATACTTATCACATTTCTCTTCAGTCTTGACAAAAACCGATTTTCCATTATCTGGTAAGAGTTTAAATCGTTCACCTTGTTTTAAATCATCAAAAATATACATCACCCCTAATGACTCTATTGAGATATCCTCGACAGACTGCTTACCCACGCCAATTTGACTAATCGATAATTCTCCTTTACAACTTTGCTCGTTAATCATTTCAGATAACAAGTTATAATTACTTGTGAAAAAATCCTTCAGATGTCCATATTCTGCCAATATCTCATCAAATTCATCCTTTGACCATTCTAATACAGTTTCTATATTGGCAGCTATTTTACATTTACCTTTAAAAAAAATCTTCCTTACCTCACCCATTCTCCCCTTCTCCCTTCTTTTTTATAAAATCAATCACTCTCTCTAAATCGCAAATTTGCTTCTGAAGATCTAACACTGCCTGTTTAAGGCTCTTTCCGTTAAAATCCTCATCAGATCTTTCATATTCTCTAAGGTAACCATGATCCCATTTAATATCTCTTGACATTGTTTATCCTCTCTTAGTCGATCCTTATTACGAGACAATCATCCCCTAAAGAAATAATATTTCCAACACCCTCACCACCCTCAATCTTTACTGCCCTCAATGTTACCTTACCAGTAGTGCCACAATACTCGTTAATGGTTCTCATAAATATTGATTCATCAATAACACCTAATTGTGAAAATTGCCTAAACCGTTCACCTATTTTTAAATTGATAAATACATCCACCTCCTCTAATAAATCTATTGAAACAATTTCCATAACTCTATCGTCTGACGCTAGTTCCCACCTCTTTTCATTAATCAATGAAAGCAATTCATCACGCCTTTCATTGAAATAATCCTGTAAACCACCATGTTTAAATGTTGCCCTCTGAAAATCAGGATCGGAGATCTCTAACAAGGTCTCCATATTGATAATTACTCTGCCTTTGCCTTTGAAAAAAATCTTCTTCATTTTTCTTCCTTTAATCTTAGTCTTAAAACGTCTACCGCCCTGTTCCGAACATCTCGATTTGCATCATTACTGGACCATCATGTTTATATCGTTCTCCTACCTTAAACTGAAAATCACCGTACTTTGCTTTGTAATCTTTTAAAAAAAACTTATATCCTTCTATCATTGTTTTTCTTCCTTGATTTTTTTATTATTCTCTAATCCTTATCACGACTATATTGGGATTAAAATAACGAAATTTTCCAACATCTTCACCTTTAACTACTGTCGTATTTATGTTTCCACAAACATCAATTTTCATAAACACTGAATTGTGATCTGCAATATAATCATATCCTGCCTGATCTGGCAACAACTTAAACCATTCACCCACTTTTAAGTTTTTAAACTCATCCTCTGATTCTATTAATTCTATTTTTTGAACTCTGCCAACTTTGTTAAGAGATAGACCCCCATTATGTACTTTTTCATTAATCATTTTAACCAAATCACTATGGTTACTGTCGTAACTATTCCGAAACATGCTCTCGTAATAATTTTGTAAACAAGCATACTTCATCATTATTCTATTATAATAAGTATCATCAAAATCTAATGTAGTCTCTATGTTAACAACACACTCGGCTTTAAAAAAAACTTTCATTTAACACAATATCCTTTTCTGATACATGATAAAAACATAAGGCTAGATAATTACTACCTAGCCTTATGTTTTTAAAAAATACTTTTCACTCTTACTTATTCCAAGGTTTAAAATTTTGAATAAATTCTACAGAAGGAAAAGATGAAGGTCCTTTAAAAAGATAAGCACGATCATCTATTATAAGATGAGCAGGAGGCTTTTGTGTTGGAAACTCTAACTTATTAAGAACTTCAGATGAAAATCCATGCTTTATAAACCATTTTTTCATAAAATAAATACCACCTTCAAATTTAGAACGACTAGAATAAATATACACCTTAAAATGTTTTACCATTTCCTCTAACCAATCAAAAGCACCTTCAACTGGTCGATCTGGAATATCACCAATATGACTCAACCAAGTCCAACCACTAGTATACAAATTAATAACGCCATCAAAATCAACACATAAAGTCTTCACATTACCATCCTACCGCCAATGTTGCGTAGGCCAACCCAGGGTCTTCAATCGTTGAAGAACCATATCTGTCAAATTGCGCATCATCACCTCCTAAGATAACCTCATAACTACCATGTTGAAATACAGTATGATTTGAACATCCAGTGAAAAATTTATTATTGCTAAGTGTAATTTGACTACATCCTGCGTTAACCCAAACCGCCCCATAAGAATAGGCAAACACAGAATTCCTTAGCTCAACACTATTCATCCCGGCTTCCCCCTCGCCCGCTTCATTATACCCAAATGTTGAATGATAAGAAGGTGGATCGTAAACATTTGGCGCCGATCTGCCATGATAGATACAGACAGAATTATCAATAAATAAATTACCACCTCTAACTACTATTTGCCCATCAGCTCCCGTCCTCATTATATGAGAATCAATAATATCCCCCCCATTCCATAGCTTCACACCATTTCGAAGGATATCATGTATATTACATTTATAAACTACAACATTAGTACCTTTTAAATCAATTCCATCTGCCGTTGCATTGGCCATTTCATTATTTACCAATAATACATTGTGACAATCTTCCGTCGCCAACGCATCAGCACCTGACCCCTCCCCTCCACCAATTCCAATAAATCGGCAATTCTCAATTCGCCAATTTACACCTTTTCCAACTCCTGAGTGCAATCCAATTTCACCAAAATTTGTTACGCTACAAGCATACATTAACAATCCGGTAACAACCGCCCCACAACCTCGTTCACCCCAAAGAGTTACCCCTTCCCTCATATTATCCATTTTCATATTAACCATTTTTAAATTATGAATATCATGGCCCATGATCACGCAAAATTCTTCGTAATTCCTCATATCCAAATTAATTAAACTAATATCATTAGCTGTAACTCCTATTCCCCTCCCTTGTCCACTTGGCACTAATACAGCCTCCTCCCCTGGATATCCTATTAGCGTAAGAGGTTTATTAATTGATAAATTGCTTATTTGATGCACTCCACCTCTTAAAACTAACTTACTAAACAATGGAGCATTGTTCACAGCCCGTTGAATATCACCACCCGCATCTATAAATATTGTATTCCCAGACAGATCCGTTGGTGGCATCGTTGGAAAACTTTCAAAATCCAATGATGTTTTTGTTCTAGATTTAATAATTTCATTATTTAACAATGAAAACATAGGTTCAATAGGCTCAATTGAAGGTCCAGGTTCAGTAGGTTCGATAGGTTCGGTAGGTTCAGTAGGTTCGGTAGGTTCAGTAGGTTCAGTAGGTTCGGTAGGTTCAGTAGGTTCGGTAGGTTCAGTAGGTTCAGTAGGTTCAGTAGGTTCGGTAGGTTCAGTAGGTTCAGTAGGTTCAGTAGGTTCAGTAGGTTCAGTAAACAACTCTTCTGTTACCTTTTTTAATACCATTAACAACATCCCATTGGTTAACTCTTGAACATATACTTGCATTTGTGCTTGCGTCTGTTGCAATTCATCATTATCACAATGGTTTGCAATAAAATTCTTAATATCTTTTAAACCTTCCAATGATTCCCATGATTTTAATAAAAAATCAGCCATATTATCTAAACTCATATTTTACTCCTTCTTTTTATCAATTTGTCTATTAACCCGTTCCCAAATATCCTGCTTTTCATCAATTTGTTTATTAACCCACTCCCAAATATCCTCGCCATATACGGCTTCTAATACAGTCTCATATATTATATGTTCATGATCTCTGTCTTTATCCTCATGGTAATTATCACTAATTATCCACTGAAGATAATTCTCACATGTGTCTGTTATTGCCTCCAGATCAACCTGTTCTAATTGTTTTGGAATATCATCTGGCTTATCTAATATTTTAACAACCTTCTCCACTTCTTTAATATAATCCTTTAACCCCTTCACAATCTTAGTGTAATTCTCTCTCGATATTATATAACCACACCCCGGACATTTAATATCCTCCCCTTTTAAACCATCTATATGCCATCCATCTTTGCATTGAGGACAAATAAAATCAGCAGAATTACCCGCCTGGTTAATTACTTGTTCCATCCATTTAATAAGCTCACTAGACATTCTAATCCTTAACATCCCTATTCGTCCCAGTTATCCCCATAATCAAGAAGATCCTCTAATATTTCCTCTGCATCAACCTCTTCCACAGAAAAATCGCCCGGTTTTGACTCCATAAAGGCTTCTACAAACCTTTTTACCTTGCCCTTTTTTGTTTTTTCAGAAAATTTATGTTTAATCGCCTCCCTAAGTTCATTTAGGCAATCCCCGCAAATATATCTACCAAATATTGACACATCATACATGATACTATCACAACCATTTCTACCACATCCCATTCCCATTATTTTTTATCCTCCTCTTGATCGAATCCGTCAAAACAATCTCCATAAGTTAACAAATCAAAATCAAGATTTCTCAACTGCTTTAATATATCTTTTTCTGTTTCTTCCTCAATAATTGCTCTTCGTTCACGAACCATTCTTCCAGTTAAGATATTTTTTAACCCCAAATAAGCTAAATCTTTATCTTTTATATCTTTTACTTTCTCTAAATCTTCTTTAGTAATCTCTATATTTATCACCTTGTCCGATCTCATTAACTTTTCAAATACATCACGATCAGATTTTGACTTAATCTTAATTTTGCCTTTTTTAATTATTTCACCTTTGTCCATTATCAATCCTCTGATATACTCATCAAATGCCAAAGGTAATCAATCGATGACCCAATCTTTTTAGACTTCTTATATCCCTTTTTCTTCTTATGATTAGTTTTTCTCTATCACATCTTGGTTTAATCTTATCCATTATCCTTCTCTTCCTTTTTACCCCTTTACAAAAACCCTACTAGAATAAACCGACGGCGTTGGAGGCTGTGCTGGCACCAATGGCGGCGTGGTAGGACCTACAGGGCAATTATGAGTATGCACGTTATACCCACTATTAATAAATTGTTGAGAAAAATATGTGTTCCATGAATCCCCTAAAATCGCCTTTTCTGAAGCCCCTTCTCCTAATTCTATCCTGTCCGCATTTACAGTCGCGTTAGAACATGTCACGTCAATGTTAGAATTGCAAGTAATATTAATGTTATCATTACTTTCTATTGTAATGTTGCCACCTTCCATTCTAACAGTACTCCCACCAGTGTGAGATATCTCAATTGAATCACCCTTCATCGTTATTGTGTTTACATTATCCGCATTATTTGTAATGACAATTTCCTTATTTGGAGTATCTAAAAATATCTTATTCTCATTATTATCCTTTATCTCTACAGATCCATCTTGATCCATCTTAAGTTCTGACAACTCAGGATGAACCAACCTAATAGATTCCTCCCCAGATTTTTTATTAAATAAAAGTAAAAACGATTTATCTTTAGCAATATTTAATACTTTTATCCCCCTCACCATAGGAGGGTCGCTTGACCAATCAGTGGCCGGAGGTTCAGTAGCTTTAAATTCCTCAGGCAACTCCGACGTGTTCTGATCTTGACTCGTAACATCAGAATTAGACCAGAATCCACCAATATACCACGGAAACCTAGGATCTCCGTTTTCAAACCATACTAAAACGGTCTCACCCTCCTCAGGAGGAAAATATACACCATGATCATTGCCGGCATATATGGCTGTTGGCATAGCTGGGGTACCAATAGGATCCTTTCCCATCACAGCTGGCACTTGAACTATAATTCTACCTTGACCACCAGGATCAGCCGTCTTAATCACCTTCCCTAAATAAATCCCATAAAATCTACCAAAATATTCCAAGCCATAATCTATTAAAATATCTAAAAACCTACTTATTGAGTTAAACATTTACTAACCTTTGTTGATAGGACTTTTTTGGTTTTTTGTAGTATCTTTTTTCTCCTCCACCTTAGATTCCACCTGTTTTTTTAAATTATCAGCCAATAAAACAGCTCTTATCCCATACGCCTTTGCTCTTATATGCATCTTGTATCCGCTAGAATCTATTCGATGATCGCTACTTATAATTGTATAATTTCCACTTAACCACGTCTTTCCAACTTCAACCTGAATTACCGCCTTTGGCCTAGCAAGTAAAGGTATTCCAACACTGTCAAATTCTATCATCGTCCCCGAATCTTTCATAAGCTCATTTTGCGCCCTGTCTTTTGCACGATTCGGATCAGCTCTCGGCGGATTAGGAATATCACCACTTGTTTGTCCCTCCCCGGCCTTTGCCTGTGAATTTTTGTCATAATCATTCGACTCTGCATTAGCCACAACCGCATCATCTACTGTAAATGTTCTCTTTTCAAGATGAGAATATTCTTCATCTACTGCCTCTTTTAAAAGATTAATCATATGCATTCCCCATGACCCTCTCCGCGACATAAACATAGCCATATTAGGAGCAGATATGTCACCTAAAATAGGAAATACGTTATCACCATAAACATCAGACCCATAAACAAACTTAGCAACAGGTACCTCGCTGACCGACAAAGTCTTTATAACTATATCTCTTGTCTCATTTGGTAAAAATATAACATCAGCCCCGTATTCCCGGCATATCCACTTTAAAAAATCTTCATGGTTCATTCCAGCACGTTGATGCAAATCCATCCTTTTGTCCGTCTCCATAGCAGACAATTCGCCAGGAACAGAAGTAGATTGAGTATCAGTAAAATATGGACCACTATAATTCTGTTTTCTACAAATCTTTTTAACCGCATCCAACGGAGTAATTGGTTGATGTAATCCACTTTCACTAGCCTCTCCAATATATCCAGGATAGTAAGTCCTCCTTGCTAACCATACACTGGGAGATTCGGCAGGAATTGTAATTGAAATAGTTGTCCCAATAGTAATATCAGGTTTTAAAATAAATCCGGGCAACCAATCAGACATATGCTCTGAATCTGATAAATACCCAAATCTAACCAATAAAATATTACCATATCTTACATACTTACCTAGATCTTTATATTCCTGTATAGCACCCTCGATATTTTCATCTATCCTCGGATCCCCTAACAACGCAAAACCAATCTCTCTAGTATGAGGCTTTAAACTAACCGACATTTTTACTTCAGTCTGCGTAGTTATTACCTCAAGACTTTCTGCAATCGGCAAATTAGGCTGTTTACCATTAGGATTTAAAGTTAATACAGATCCGTCTTCTGCTCTAATCTTTGCTTCAAAAAAAGGCCCCAAAAAATCATAAGGTGTTGCCATTTATTTTTTCCATACTTATTATTATATAACAACCGATGTTTTAGCCTCTAACGTTTTTCCAACTACCCTATCTCTATGTGGCAATCTGATCTGTTTTCCAACATACACACCGTACGGATAACAGAAAATATCATTAGCCTGTAAAATAACCCACATAAGCTCAGCATCGCCATAATACTGATATGCTAATAAGTCCAACCTCATACCATCCTCAACAGTAACCAAAATATCATCATCTTGTTCTTCAAAATCAGGAGCAATAGCATGTTCAAAAAATTCAGTACTATCTACTATTATTAAATCATAAAAATTTAATCTACTATTTGTTCTAACACTTACTGCCATTTTTATTACCCTGCCCCAATTCTATGATCACCGGAAGCGTCCGACAATCTCCCAAGTACTTTTTTAACTTCCAACCCCATTGTTCTTGCATTTCCAGTAACAACAACCTTAGGAGGACCTTGTTGCACTAGCTTCTCCACCTTGTCAGTCAATTGAGAAACTTTACTAGCTAATACCAGGGTAGCATTGGTCGCCTCTTGCTGTTTAACTATCATACCTTCTTTTATTTGTCGATCTTTTTCTGCCCGTTCACCAATGTTAGCAGTTGCAACCTGTTTTTCACCAAGAATATCACCAATACTCTTTACTCCTTTAGGTAAAGGTCCCATCTCAGGGCCCGCTTTTATGCCTGATACCATTCTATTGAATTCTTCTATCCCTTGTTGTCTTTTTAAAATATCTTCCGCCTTCCACCGTTCAGTAATCCCTTCATCTAAACGCCCTCCAGCCTTCATAAGATCATCATATCTCTTGCGAGTTAATTCAGGACCAAGGCCCAATTCCATTCGTTCCCTTAAAAACTCATATTCAGATTGCTTTTTCTGTGCCCGTCCAGCCGCCGTTTCGCCTTTTACCTGTCTCATAAGTTCCTTATGTCTCTCTTCTGCAATCTTATATTCTTGCTTTTTTCTCTCTGACTCTGAACGTGCTCCACCTCCACCAACTCCTCTCCTCTTCTTTTTCTTGGTCTCCATCCCCATTTTCTTTCTGAGAGCATTAGTCTTTTTGTCTATTTTTTCCTCTTCCTTTCTGGCTTCCTGTTCAAGTCTTGCTAACTTCCTTTCCTCTTTTTTAACCTGCTTTGCACTAACTGCATTAAGTACCGCTTGTTTTTGCGCTCTTATCCTCTCTTGCCACTTTTCTTTTTGTCGTTCAACATCTGCTCTAATAACATTATCAATGTTAGCTCCAACTTTAGCCGCTAACTCACCTGAATGCTTTCGCCATAGTTTAATCCGCGGAGCTATCTTGCTTAATAATTGTCTACCTTTTTCAACAGTTATTTCACCTCTTTTAACTGCACCAGTAACACTTCCAATAAAAGTAGTCACCAAATCATTATATTTTAATTCAAAATCAATCTGTAACCCCTTTATTCTAGGAAGACCAACCAACTCTTCAAAAGTTTTCCCTCTAAACTCGTCGGCACGAAATGTCTTAGCCAGCTCTGCAATACCTTTTTTTCTTCGTACTTCCTTCGTCTCTTTGCCTTTTTCTTTTAAAAACTTTTCACTTTGTGAATATAAATTAGCTGTGCCTGCAGCTTGTTCTCCAGCTTTAACTGTCTTATCACTTGTTTTACTAATTGCACTACCCAAACTGGCCATTATCTTGGTAGCATCTCCACCACTTTTTATATAACCTTTTATTGTATTCGCACTATCACCAAACATATCAAAAACATTTTTAACTGTATCCTTCCTTTGAGCTACCATCTTTAAGAAATCATTAAATTCCATCCCTGCTGCAATTTTGCCCTGTTTTTTAAAAAATTCAAAACGTGCTTTTGCAACCCTTCTAAATAAAGCAGTATCTATCTTCTCTCCCTTCTCTCCTTCCACTCTTCCATATTCTAAAATTCCACCCTCCTTAACAAGCTTCGCTTTTTGCAACCTCCTGGTTCTTTCTATAAGCTCTCCAACATCTGTAACCTTACTAATCGCTTTAACTTCCTCTTTTACCGCCTTAAAAGATTCTTGCCTTTCTTTTTTATCTTTTGCCCATCCTGCCCTTATTTTAATCATAGTCAATCTTGCATCATGTAATTCATCTATAAACTTCTTTATTCCATACGCAATCAATGCAACACCTGCAATTATCCCAGCTGTAGCACCAGCAAATGCTAACCCTATACCCTTTATAGATTTTACTATCTTAGGAATAGCCATAATTATTGTAGGAGCCATCGTAGTTGCAATCATTCCCCCCGTCGATACAAGTATTCTTGTAACCTCATCCAAATTTTTATAAGACTCCATTAGTCCCCCGGCTTTGTCCTTCACCCAGCCTAAAATCCCCCCCGTCCTCTGCGCCTCCTCTCTGAATGCTTTTATCTTCTCCATAGGTACAGTTTCCGCAATCATGGTAAAAGCCCCAAACGCCATTGCAGCCCCGCTAGCAATTTTCCCCGCATGTGTCTTAACTGCATTAGCCATCCCTACCCCAGCACTCTTTACTGAAAGTAACGCCTTTTGCGCACCAACCTTCATCCTATTTAATGCATTAATTGAAACCTGTGATGCTTTTTTAAAAGCAAACCCAACCTTAGTTAAACTTGCACCTGCCTTAACTTTAAATCTGCTAAAAACACTGCCCGCTTTAGCTTTAAACTTATTAAAAAAACTATCCGATCTCTTTTCAACTACATTAAATTGTTGAGATGTCTCTGCAGCATTAATAATTGACTTAATCTTTACTATCCTCTCTCTAAACTTCTGACGCATCCTGGCTATAAAACCATCTGACTGTCTCTCAACATTGTTTAACTGATTAGCCATGTCTGCAGTACTAATTAAATCAGGTGTTTTATAACGAATCTTCTTAACCCACTCCCCCACTCTACTAAATCGATCCCTTGTTCTAGCTAAAAACCCCTTGTGCTTTTCCTCAGATTTTTCAAAGGCTATATTCATGTCTCCAATTTTGCCTTTTATATTAATCAGTCCAGTCTCAAGACAGGAAGGATCAAGGCAAAATGTAGGAATAGGTTGTTTGAAAAAACCTTTTACACGATTAATAACCTTCTTAATAGCAAAAATACCAATCGCCCCAGTAATAAAAGTCGCAGTTAATTTTTCAAACCAACTAGATGATTCATCATGCCAAATATTTACAAAAATGTCCCCAATACCAACTATAAACCCTTTAACTATCTCCTTAACAGAATGACCCAAAGATTTAAAAACATCATTAAACCCAGCTTTTAAAGGTTCTTCACTGTCCGCAACAGATTTTTCTCCACCTGAAATTAATCCCACTATCAATGAAGTAAAAACACTTCCAATAAATCCAACTACAGACCTTACTATATCAAACCATGGAAACGCTCTAATCGCATTGGCTATCCCTCTGAAAAAATCGCCCCCAATTTTTTTAATATCTGACCAAGTTTTACCTAAATCAACTTTTCTAATCTTATCCCCAATTTGACCAAAAATTTTCTTAAAATCTAGTTCAGAAAATTTTCTAAATATAGGCTTTAAAAAAGCAATACCCTTTAAAGCAATATTCCAAACAGATCCAAAAATATCTCTCATACTAACTATTATCGGATTCTTGGATTTCTTTAATCCATCTATAAAACCCGTCAAAGAGAAATTAGACACCTTCTCTCTGAACGCCTTAGGATCAATTGATTTGATAAAATCTTCAACAAACCCCAATCCAAATTGAGTTAGTCTAACACTTTTAGTAAATGCCTCCTTCATAAAATATAAAAATACACGACCCAACCTTTCCCATGGAGTCTTATCTTCTGCACCCTTAGCAATCTCATCTATTATATTTGCTGTAGACTCCGGCATTATTTTCTTAGCTACCTCTAATAACGCCGTAGGCAATCTGTTTTTTATAGCATCAGTAAAAGTCTCAATAGAATTAATACTTAACTTCTCAAACCCTTTCCTAATTAAAGCTAAAGATCCAATAGCTAACCCGATGGGTCCTAAAATTTTAAAAACCTTCCCTAAAAACCCGACCCGAAAACTATTTAAAAAACTCGTCGCCAGAGTAAACCCTACCTGTCTCATCTTGGTAGATAACACCATTCCTAATGCTAAATACCCACCAACCACCTTCCCGGTTTCAATTATTTTATCGGCGTTACTCTTTGTACTATCTTTCCAGTAATCAATAAATCTTCCCCATACTGCAGTAACACTAGTTTTAACTGCTTTACCAATAGCAACAAAAAATCTTCCAATAGCACTAGCTACTGGTACCTCTTGCTTTTGAATACTCTTAATTAAATTCCCTGAAAATAATTCCGCAAAAAATAACCCCACTGCATCAACAACATCTATCATTGACTTTGTTAAAAACTCAGCAATACGGACTGATACTCTACCCCATGGAGCTTTTTCTATCTTCTCCGTAAAAAAATCAAACATATTATTAATGGTCTGCTTACCAAATTCATAGTGCTCGACTGCCCATTCCCACGCTTTAGTAAGTCCTATGCTTAAAACAACACTAATCCGCTTCCACGGCTTCATATCTTTTAAATGTCCTTCAATCCATGGAACAAATGATAAATATCTCTTTGAAATATTAAATAACTCATTAGCTAACTTCTCATGCCATGAATAAACATCTACCGTCGACTTTTGTAACTTCTTCGCTAAAATACCAATACCCGTCGTGGCAAGACCTATAGGACCTAACACGGCTAATAATATTTTAGGCATTCCAAAAAACATTTTATTAAGTGCCGATAACGGAGCCAAAGGCACTTTAGCATATTTTCCAATATCTGAAAATTGTAATCCTAGCGACCCAGCAGCCGTAATAGCAGGTAACGCCGCCTCTGTCATTTCTGCCAACTCACCACCAATAGGACCCAATGCAGTATGCACTCCTGCCTGTTTCCATTGTAAGAAAAACTTTGTCATCTTACTTAAAGGTCCGTCACCAGTGGTCAACGTTTCTGTAATGTCCAAAATTCTATTATATCTTTTTCGATGTATATCTAAGATCTTGCTCTTTTTTAGCCCCGACAATTGCCGCATCTGCATTTCATACGAATCCTCCATGCGGCCCATAATATCTTCAAATGTTCGCGACGATGAATGCATGTCTTTGGCAAGTTTAGACATCGCTCCAGCTATATTTTTGGTAGCTTTTTGCGTACCTTCATTTATCTTCTTTGTCGCCTTTGCCCATGCCTCCGGAGGTTGATCCATTAACCTAACTACTTTCTCACCAAGAGTATCTCTGAATCGTTTAAATAAATCTGTACTCATGGCACCGCCAGACTTGCGTATCTCATGCACAAATTCAACGAATTTATCCGGAGTCTGAACAAATGTTTTTAAAGCTTCATCAAAATTGTTACCTATTCCAGGTAAAATTTTATTTAATATTTCTAAATTTCCACCCTCCGTAACAAGAGCCTGCATCTCGTCTCGCGACTTAATCATAACATCAACAAGCGATTTTGCGGTATCAATAGGTGTTTCGTCGCCCATCATTTTTAATCGTGTAATTAATTTTGGCATACCAAGAACTATGTTATTCTGTTGTTCATTGGTTAAACCAAATTGCTTACTTAACACACCAGCCGACGCCGAAACAGTATTAATAATTTGTGGAAACGCCTTCATCATTACCATAGCGTCTCCAGTAGCTTGTCCATAAGCCGCATAAAAATCTGCAAAACCACGAAACTTCGATTTTGCCTTATCTGCGCTAACTCCAACCCTCCCTTGCGCATCAATAAACGATTCTAAAATACTCTTTGTCTCGCTTGCCTGCCAATCAAATGCCTTCATTATTCGAACCGTGTCTTTAAAGGCATCCTTACCCGTGCTAAAAGCATTCAACATGCTCTTGCCAACTTTATTAAACTCCTTAGCTGTCTCGATGCCAACATCCGCCGAAACATTCAACGCAGTAACCGTCGCATAAATTTCTTTCCGTGCTTGTCTCGATTGCTCTGCAGTCATCCCCATGCTTGCCGCAACAGGCTTAAACGCTTTTTCCAACTCAAACATCTCTTGTTCAATACCCGTCGTCATTTGCAAAGATCCCATTTCACCAGCGATATTTGCAACCTTGTCGGATATCTCATCTAGCCTGGATAACGACCAAGACGATATCACATCGTTAAAACGAGACTGAGCTGCCGTTTCTTCAAGATTTTCAAACGTTGAATTTAAAGCAGCCATAGATTTTTCAGTCTTTTCAGCTACTTTCGAAGCACCCTCGTCCTTGGCGCCGAATACAAATCCTAAGCCGGCAAAATTCATGAATCTTTCCTATCGGTTAAGTTAAAACACGGCACATATTATTACAATAATCCCATGTTTTCTCAACAAAATCAAGTATTTCATTCAGAAACTAACTTCCAGGTCCTCAGCCATCCTGAAATCCACTATGGCAGAACTGAGAAGATGGCCCGTCAATACCTCTCAGCCTGCCCAGAATCGACGCAACCCCCTTTTCTGGTACAAAACTATGTTTTCACCCTCTCAAAGCCTAAAAAACCCAATTAAACACTTCTGATTACTGCTATATATTTTTTGTAATCTAACATACAATTTTGCGAGAGTGTTTTTTCCGGATCTCTATCCCCAGGCTATCATATCCTATATATTACCTACATGTAGGTTCTTCTCTTCCTTCCCTTGTCTAGAGTTGCGATTCCCCTCAAATTCAAATCAACGGTCAAGAATAGGGTTTTCGCGAACGAAGTGAGCGAAACACAATAAATTAAAAATACTATAATAAATTAAAAAAAAAAAAAAATAATATTAATATATATTAATATATAAAAATAATTATAAGAGCAAGTTTTGTGCCAATTTTATAACTAATTAAAATTATTTATATACTTACACATACTTACATGGGAATAAATTAGTAAATACAATTGACAAAAAGTCGAAAAAACTTATTGAATAATTATATACACTTAACAATGTTTTTTAAAACAACAAATGTTAAATATATAAAATCATTAAATAAGTTTTTTCGACTTTTGGTCAACTATCTTTACTGATTAAGTAAAATATATTCAACAATTTCACATATTTATAAAATTGTCACAATTATGTCATTTGACAAAAAGTCGAAAAAACTTATTGAATAATTATATACACTTAACAATGTTTTTTTAAAAAACAATGATTAAATATATGAAATCATTAAATACTGTTTTTAATAAAAATAGTTTACTATCCAGAAATATAGAATATAATTTATCTTTTATAGGTGGACTAAGTGGTGGACCAAACTTTATTTAAACTATTTTATGTAAGATATGCTACAAAATATTTATATAAAATAGCTATTTGCATTCTTATTATGGATAAATCACCTAATCGGTGATAAAAATGAAAAACTTTATGATATTATTTATTTTTTATAGTGGACTAAGTAAGTGGACTAAACTTTATTTGAACTATTTTATGTAAGATACGCTACAAATATTTGAACCAAATATCTACCTATGCCCTTAATTGTCTAAAATCACTGTTTGGTTATTTGTTTTATTGATCCATATGTTGTAAAGGTATGATATTATTTGTTTTCCCACTCAACCAATTATAAAAATATGATATTGTTCACTTTTTTACTATATGATTTTTACTCTTTTTGCATAATTTACAATTATTAATATCTTTAGAATATTAACAACCATCTTTCAGTTGATACTTGCCATATAAAAGATATTAAAAAATATTATACAAAAACACTAATACAGTTATATTTCTATATAAAATACTTTAAATATATCTTAAAGATAGAACTATTATTTGACATGTAAGAAAAGGTGTATCATAGTTTAATCAGCAGATTGGTTAACAAAAAAAGCACTGTTAGAGCTGGGTGCAGTGCTTACCTTGGTACTTTTTTTACACTCTCCACCAAGGAATTTTTTCTCCGGTGGTCCTTAAACGGTTTGGGACCTAGCTAACCCAGCTACAAACCGTATTTTTCCCATAACAAATAAAGGAGTTTTACTATGAAAGAAACATTTATTTGTAATCGTCAATATTTTATTTGCACTAATGAATACGATTTTGTTGGTAATCTTATAGCCGTTCAGAACCATTCATTGATAATTTCACAAGCTGTATTAATTCTCGACTCTGGAAATATTACTAAAACCTTACTTAATGGAGAATTTATAGAAATTAATCCCTTTGCTCCATTGCAAAAAATAATTATTAATCGACGACATATAATTTTTATTGCTGAATATACTGGTCCTTTTCCACTGATTTAAACAAAGACATGAATTCAAAGACCAATATGGAAATATAATTAAAGTCCAAGAATCTTCAGCAACTGATGAATATTGTTGTTGGATTTTTACTAAAAAAAAGAGAAGAAAGTATTCATTTAACTATTAAGCAAGCAGAAAAACTTAGAAATGCTTTAGATGAATTTATCAAATCAAATTAATACTATTAAATAAAAGGAGTAAATTAAAATGACTAAACGTCGTTTTACTATAGATTTAACACCTAACGAACATGCCCAATTGGAAAGAATAAAAAAAGACATAAATGCTGAATCAAAAACAGAAGTATTTAGAAAGGCAGTAAATTTATTAAATTTTATTGTAGATTATCAAAAAGAAAATTATACTCTTGTCATGCGAAACGATAATTCAAAAAAAGAAAAAGAAATTATCTTTTTTTTGACAAAATATTAAAAAACTGTCAGAATATACACCCTCTCTTACACAGTCTTACTGGCTGAAGTGTCCATCTTTTTTTTGGAATATTTCTAAATATATTCATTTTTTATTTCCTTTTTAGTTGCTCTTGTCGTTCTCTCTCTAGTTTGTCTTTTTTTTCAATAAATCGTACCCGTCTCGAGCTTGGCATTTTCATTACTTCAGAATAAGGCATTTTCATCATTTCCATTAAATAAAATACCTGATCCTCTAAAACTCCTGGGTCTCCGAAGGGAAGAAAAAATCAATACCCTGTGGCTCTATACTAACAGTAAATCTATGATCACAAGCGTTACAAACAACATCTATATCAGTCTCAATTTTGCCCTCTTTTATCTGATACGAATTTCTTATTTTATTCCGGTCCTTTAATGGTAATTTTTTTAAATCTGCTTGAGTAGGTGGTTTTCCATCTATTTCAATCACTCTCGTCATTAAAGCAGTTGTCATAAGACTTTGATCACCAGCATTAAGCAATTGCCGTGCCTTTTTTTGATCTTTAGCTTGCATTACCTTCATTTTAACCGTACTACCCGATCCGGGTAGATCAACATCCCAAATGATGTTTTCAGGCTCAATAGGCTTGATTATCGGTACATTGTCCAAATCATATGTTTGAAAAAAACTTTTTTTACATTCATTCTCAGGACAAGTTACTTTGAAAGAATACTGATTGCCAATACTAACCTTTCGCGCACCCAAAATGCTATAACTCAAATCCACTATCATCATATCTTTAACTAATTTAAGTATTTGACTTTTGTCCGTTACCGAAATCTGATCTCCATCGTCAATGCTAGTAATACAATTAGCAATTAAAAAAATCATTCGATCTTCATAGCTAATTTTCCTATTCATTAAAAGATCCTCTTCTTCCCCCGTCATTTCTCTCATATATACATTTTTTAGAGGAAAAGTAGAGCCGTTTTGCTCATACAAAACGCCTCCCGGCAATTCAAAATATCCTTTAGAACTTTTTGGATCATCCATCTAATCACCTTCTTTTAATCTTCTATAGTGTCTACAAGTAACAATTTATCAATTAATTCCCTAACAATATCACTAACTGTTTTATCTTCATAATGTGCTAATTCTTTAAGTTCAACATATCGAGATCTTTCCATCCATACGTTAAGACGCACCTTTCGTTTGCCCGCAAAATTTTCATAACCTTTTCTGTTCCTGCCTATATTTATACCTAATTTTTTTTCGTACTTAACGCAATTCAAAATCTCTCCATCGTCTAATCTAGTTAATATAAAAATCAATCACTTATAAACTAAGAGTAAAACATTTTGTTAGAACAATTACATGAAAAATATAAAAAGTCAAGGCTTTAAGATTAAAAAAATAAAATTACTATTTTCAGAATATCAATAAATATCTTTAAGATAGCACTTTTTAATTGACATATCTTAAGAGGTGTTTCATTGTTCATTGTTGATGACTAGTTAAAAAAACGAGAACAAAAAATGAGTTTTAAAAATTTTGCAAATAAAGTAAGAAAACAATTTTATTCAATGGCGGAAGAAGGTCCATTATTCATAGTAGATATTAATAAAGATGAACTTTTTCAGTCTTATCAAGAAGCATTTCCGCCAGGCACTAATAAAATCTTTCGCGAAAGACAAAAATATGATTGTGATAATTGCAATAAATTCATTTTTAGAATAGGACGTGTTGTTAAAATCGTAAACAATGAATTGATAACTGTTTGGAATATCGATCATTTAGAGGGACCTCTAGACATAAAGTATCAAATTGTTGCTAAAAAGATGGATACTCTGATCAAGAAATGTAAAATTGATCAAATTTTTCTAATAGATCCTGAAGATGCTTACATAAGTGTAGAATCTAATATTGAAGATCTGACTGTGCTTAGATCGGGCCATGATCATTCTAAAGATCCACCAAATATTGATCATATTACATGGCATCATTTTAATTGTATAGTTCCTGACAGATTTTTATCCTCAAATAAAGGAACCTTAATTGGAGATGCCTCATCTGCGCAAGGAGTATTTGAACGCGGACTTGAAGAAATTAACATAGTTGCTATTGAATTGGTTTTAGATCTTATTGATAGTAATTCCATTTATCGTGGAGAAGAATTTCGATCAATGATTGAAGAGTTTCGCTCACATAAAGAAATATATTCAAATCTCAAAAATGAAAAAAAAGAATATTATACTTGGCTTAACTATAAAAGTTGGGCTGCTAAAATTCGAGGAACCGCAATTGGTACATTGCTTTTAGATTTATCAAATGGTATAGAGCTAAATAACGCCGTTAACTCCTACGAAAAGAAGGTTGCTCCTGAAAATTACAAAAGAACCTCGGCTCCTATTACGAAACATATGATAGAGAAAGCTATCTTAAAAATTGATGAACTAGGCTTACGAGATTCGTTAGAACGTCGTTATGCTCAACTAGAGGATGTTAGTATAAATAATGTTATTTTTGCTGATAGATCTGCGTCTGAATTAATGCAAGATAATTTAGTGAAAATATTAAGCAATGAAGTTAAAGAAAATCCTAAACAGTTTGACGGTATAGAAGAAGTTTCTATTGAGGAATTTATTAGTAAAATAGTACCAAAATGTAACAGTATTAAAATACAATTTACCAACAATCATGAAAACAATCTAGTATCGCTAATTGCTCCTGTACACATTGATGCCCCCTTACTCTTTAAATGGAATAATAACTTCAGCTGGACTTATAATGGAAATATTACTGACTCTTTAATGAAGAGAAGAGTTAAATCAGCAGGTGGAAATATTGACGCTTATCTAAGATTTTCTATTCAGTGGAATGAGGATGGCGATAATCATAATGATTTTGACGCCCATGTGTTCGAACCGAATAGTAATCATATTTATTATCCTAACAAAGGTTTAAAGCATCCGTCATCTGGACATTTAGATGTTGATATTGTTGAACCTATCAAAAATGTTGCAGTAGAAAATATAACATATACAAATCCTGCTAAAATGCCAGAAGGTAAATATAGATTTTTTGTACATAACTATACACATCGGGGTGGAAGATCTGGCTTTCGAGCAGAAATAGAATTCGATGGAATAATTTATAAATTTTCTTTTGATAAAAATCTAGCAGACGGCCATGAAGTAACAGTCGCAAATATTTTATATTCACGAGAAAATGGATTAAAAATTATAGAATCATTGCCTCATGATAAAACCTCCAAAGAAATTTGGGGCATAAAAACAGAAAAATTTCACAAGGTCAATGCTATCATGTATTCACCTAATCATTGGAATAATATAGGTGTCGGTAATCGACACTACTTTTTCATGATAGATGGTTGTAAAAATGAAGATAAGGCTCGTGGATTCTATAATGAATTTATCAAAAATGAACTAAATATACATAGGAAAGTATTCGAAGTACTAGGCGAAAAGATGAAATGCGAAAAAAATACAAACCAAATAAGTGGATTAGGCTTTTCATCTACCAAACGTAATTCAGTTATTGTTAAAATATCTGAAGATATAAATAGAACTTTAAAGATTATATTTTAAAAAATAAAATTTAATTATACTGTAATATTAAAAAATCAAGGAAGAAAAGCAATGATAGAAGGATATAAGTTTTTTTTAAAAGATTACAAAGCAAAGTACGGTGATTTTCAATTCAAGGTAGGAGAACAATATAAACATGATGGTCCAGTAATACTTTGTCAATCAGGTTTTCATTTTTCTAAAAAATTAAGTGATGCATTTGAATATTATAAAGAGGAGGCACATCATTGTTGCAAGGTGAAGGGAGATGGAAAAATAAAAGAGGGGAAAGACAAGATTGTCTGCTCAGAAATACACATCAAAGAAGAATTAAATATTGCTGAAGTATTAGAAAAATTAAGTGAAGATAGTAATAATGATGTTAGGAGAGCAGTAGCAGCAAATCCTAACTGTTCAATCAATACATTAAAAAAATTAAGTGAAGATAATAATATTAAAGAGATAGTAGTAAGAAATCCTAACTGTCCAGTTGAAATATTAGACAAATTATGCAAGGATGATAATTGGTATACTAAATGGGCAATAGTAAATAATTCTAACTGTCCAATAAATGTGTTAAAAAAATTAAGCGAAGATAGTAATTATAATATTAAAGAAGCGGTAGCAAAGAATCCTAACTGTTCAGTGGATATATTAAAAGAACTAAGTAAAGATAATAATTGGAATGTTAAAAAAGCAGTAGCAAAAAATTCCAATTGTCCAACAGAAACCCTGGAAAAGCTAAGCAAAGACGATAGTTGGAATGTTAGATGGGCAGTAGCAAAAAATCCTAATTGCTTAGTAAATATATTGGACAAATTAAGTAATGATAATGATTGGGATGTTAGGAGGGAAGTAGTATTAAATTCTAATTGTTCAGTTGAAATATTAAAAAAATTAAGTATGGATGATTATTGGAGTGTCAGAAGAGCAGTAGTAAGCAATCCCAATTGTCCAACAGAAACCCTGGAAAAGTTAAGCAAGGATGATGATAGTGATGTTAGATGTGAAGTAATAAATAATCTCAACTGTCCAACAGAAACCCTAGAAAAATTAAGTAAGTATGACAATTGGGGTATTAGAAAAGCAGTAGCAGAAAGTCCTAACTGTCCAATAGAGACACTAAAAGAATTAAGTAAAGAAAATCATAATGATATTAAATGGGCAGTAGCAAAAAATCCTAACTGTCCAATAGAGACACTAAAAGAATTAAGTAAAAACAATTGCTGGTATATTAAACTAGCGGTAGCAGAAAATCCCAATTGTCCAACAGAAACCCTAGAAAAATTAAGTGAGGATGACGATGATATTAGAAAAGCAATAATAAACAATATTACTTAGTAAGGTATATTAAAAAACCAAACATCAACAAGTAAAATTAGCAAAAAAGGAGTTATTAAAATGAATTTATTTGAAAAAGCGGCGCGCATTAAATTAAGATTTAATACGCCTGTTGGAATGGCAAGCGTTGAAGACTTGTGGGATTTGCCATTAACCAGTAACACTAGACCTAATCTAGATATGATTGCTATAACAATAAATGCACAATTAAAAGAATGCGCAACCGAATCTTTTGTGCATAAAGTTAATCCTGAAACAGCAATATTACAACTCAAGTTGGATATAGTTAAACATGTTATAGATGTTAAACTAAAAGAAATTAAAGAAAATGAGAATGAAATGGCGCGCAAATCTCGTCGAGAAGAACTATTGGCGTTAAAAGACGAAAAAAGACGTGAAAAAGATCGTGAAATGTCACTGGAAGAACTTGATCGAAAAATTGCCGAATTAACTTAAAAAATAGTATTTTTATAATGTTTCTTTTAAAAAACCTTGTTAGAGATCGACTAATCAATCCACCCCCTTGGTTACCTCAATCAACGCAATATCTTTGCCTAATGGGATCAGTTGCTTATGGTGTTGCCGCCGATGATAGCGATGCAGACATCTATGGATTTTGTATTCCTAAAAAAGATATGATTTTTCCTCATTTGAGAGGAGAAATTTTAGGCTTTGGAAAGCAAATTAATCGTTTTGAACAATGGCAACAACATCATGTAAAAGATGAAAAAAAAGGTAAAGAATATGATTTTCAAATATATAGTATCGTAAAGTTCTTTCAACTATGCATGGAAAATAACCCCAACATGGTAGATGCTCTTTTTGTTCCTCAACGTTGCGTAATTTATTGTTCCCCTGTCGGCCAACTTGTTAGAGAAAATAGAAAAATATTTTTACACAGAGGTTGTTGGCATAAATTCAAAGGTTACGCTTATAGTCAACTTCATAAAATTAAAACAAAAAGACCTCAACAGGACTCAAAAAGATATAAAGACATTCAACAATATGGATTTGATTGTAAATTTGCTTATCATGTCGTTAGACTTATTAATGAGGTTGAACAAATCTTAACAGAAAAAAATTTAAATCTTGAACGTGACAGAGAGATTTTAAAAGCCATTAGAAGGGGAGAATGGACAGAGGAAAAAATTACTCGATATTTTGAACAAAAAGAAGAACAACTTAAGAATGTGTATCATAAATCAGATTTGCCATATGGTCCACAAGAAGATAAAATAAAAAAATTATTAATTGAATGTCTAGAATGTTACTTTGGAAATCTTGATGAAGTAATTCATATGGAAAAAATAGAAAGAACTGCTATTGAAGAAATATCTAAAATCTGTAATAAAATTTTGACACAGTAAAGCATGATTATTATTTTAATGCAATCAAATTGCACTAATCACAATTACAACCATCTAATAAATCTTCAATATCAATAAATTCAGCAGTATGATGATATTTTTTTCTTTTCTTAACTTTATCTATTTTTTCCTTAGTAATTTCCAATGGCTCTAAGATTGGCATTCGCTTAATAGTTACCATTGGAGCAATTACTCCCGGCACATTTGCCGTTGTAATTGTTTCAGCTATTTTTTTTAATTCGTCAATTAATGCCATCTCTTTTCCTATTGTAAATATTTCACCCACGTTGCGTTTCCATTTTTCACCAACACCCGTTAAGTCTATTGAATGATATATTTTATGATAAATCTCTTTTGCATATTTGAATAACTTTTTAGCATAACCTTTTCTTCTATGTTTAGGTTTAGTATATACTCTATCTATTGTTGCACTTTTTCTAGCAATTATAATTTTAAGCATTAATCCAGATGCAGCCTCACCATCTACATAGTAAACAAATCTATGAGTATTAGATGATTCATAATGAGCAATACCGTTATAAACTTCTTCGCCTTTTTCATTATTATCAGGAGGTAATAATACCTCTGGATAATATCCTTCCTCTGGTAACTCGAATTTCTGCTGAGTACGAATTTTTGCTATAAATTTAGCTTTTTCTTCTGGGGTACGTATTTTTTTATATTCATTTTTGTTTGGTGGTTTTATTTTCTTAGAAAGTTTTTTTAAAAATTGAGTAGCCTTCTTAAAAGAATCATCTATATTTTTAGCACTGCCCATATCATCTTTTATATATTCACCATCTTCATCAAATTCAATAACATACCAATTTTTATTACTTATTCCAAATTTATAACGTAAATATTTCTTGATCCCTGAAGAAAATAATTCATAATACTTCCATTCAATGTTGCCATTTTGTAATTCAAATCCTTCCCACATTTTTTTAACCTTTTGAAATTAGAACGAAAATCTAGAGAATTATTATCCTAATACTCCACCGGCCAAACTGCCTAATGTTGTTGTAAGGGAATACTCTTCAACTAATTCTGGCTCAATATCTAGCTCAGCAATAGATACCGCTGTGTCATTAGCGCTAAAATCTGTCCCTGACTTCCATCTTGACGGTAAACAATTCCAAAGCATCCACGCCTTGGCCGGCACTCTCCACATACCACCTGCTAACGTTACCGCCCCAGCCGCAATTCCTAAGGCAGCAATACCGCCGGCTCCGCCGGCTACTCCACCAAGAAAAGCCGTAGCTCCAGCCGATATGGCTATTCCTGCTGTTGTGCTTGCACCAATATGCATAAATTGTAAAAGCATTAGGTTTCTTCTAACACGGTGAGAAAGTAAAGACGGCTCAGGACCTAATATAGCATTACTAAACCATCTCCAAAAATCGCTGTCAAAGAATGTAACACCCCTAGACAACGTCATTGTTGACATGGAAGCGCCAGTAATCACCTTTCGTTTGACTATTGCATTGCCTTCTTTTATTTCTTCTATATCTGCAGTTATTTCTGGAGCTGTAATCTCACTAAACCCTGCTTGTGGAAGAAATACAGGAAATGCAATCGTTGTTGCTACGTCAACAAGATGAAATCTGAACGCTGGTAAAATATCAAGTGCAGAATGTCTTGCCATTAATCACATGTTATAAAATATAGTTAATATTTCCACTTTCTTGTATACATTTCAATATATTTATCTATATTTTGATTATACTCCTTGTTGGATAAACTGTCTAGCCATTCAAATTCTAGTTCGCTTATTTGTAATGCATTTATCATGGATTTTTTTATCTTTCTTTTTTTTAACAGATAATTGAGCGCATCCTTTTTAGACATATCCTTTTCAAATGCAAAATATTCTTTAGATTGTTTTATTGGTGGTAATTTTACTAAACTTATTGAATCTTCATCGTTCCATCCAACATAAAGTGCTCTAGTATGAAGAGTAGGAATTGTAGAAGGTAAGGTTCTTATTCCTTTTAAGGCTTTTTGTGCTCTAATACCTATTTTTTTTGCTTGTTCCTCAGAAGATACTGGCGCTCTAAATGCCCAAACAGCGTCTACAATAGTAGCCTCTTTCTTTTTTTCATAATATTTTATATAATTAATGCCGCTAATTTTCTTTTTTATAACTTGAGAAGGATCAATCGAGCGAGGTAATCCATATTTTTTAACCAAATCATCATCCCATGATTTAACCAGTTCATCGTCAATATCAAATCCGAATCCTTGAAATTCAGGAGGTAATGCACTATCTTCGTTTAATAAGTTGATTTTTTTTAATAACCAATAATTTATTTTTCTAATATTCATTAATTAAATCCTACTCGCGGAAGAAATATAGGAAATGATTACTGTATCAACCTGAACGCTGGTAAAATATCAAGTGCGGAATGTCTTGCCATTAATTAATTATGGAGCAAATTTGTAATCAGCTGCTGAAGTATTTTCTATATCAAACCATTCGCAAGCAATATCCATTTCTCGAATACTAATATCAGATGTAGATGCATCTAGATCGCCTCCTGGTTTTACTCGAATAGGAATAGCATTTTTAATTTCATACTTTACAGTTCCAAAAGGTGTTTCTTCTGCAAAATCATCTCTGTGTAAATGATGAATTGTAAAATCGTATCTATATTCGTTACCACTTATAAAATCAAGCATCCATTTACAAAAATCTGATTCACCCTTTACCACACCCTTCGAAAGGGTAACGTCTGAAACTGCCGGAATACCGCCTTGTTTGATTGTAAATTTAGTTAATCCTTCCCTGTATTCTGCAACTTCAGCCGTCATTTCAGGAATAGTGACTGCGCTAAATCCTGCTGAAGTTATCGGAAAAGTATTACCATTAGTAGGAACACCAACAATATGATACTTCATAGACTGTAAATAGTCTTTTGCCATTTCTCGTGCCATTTAATGTCCTCCTCCATTTAAAATGGAAAACTTATATAATAATAACATAATTTTAGAAGAAATCAAAATATGAGCCCTGCAATATTTTATTGCAAGACCCATATTTTACTATTTTTTAATTAAACTGCATTTGCTGTTTTTTGGCTAAATCTAAATCTTACAAATTCCCCTGGCTTATTAGGTGCAATTCCAACATCTACTGTTACAAGACCTGCATCAATTTGAGCCTGAGTATTATTGCTTGAATCAACAATTACTTCAAAAGCCTCTGATGGAGTTGCTCCTTTAAAATAACCGTCATTATATAAATTACTTAAGAAACCTGTAAGTTGTAATTTAATACGAGACCAAAGTAATTCATCATTATTTTCAAATACTGCCCAATGAGTATCATTAAAAGTTGATTTCTTGCAGAAAATAAATAATCGTCGAGCCTGAATATATCTCCATTCAGAATCTAATGATACCGTCCGGGCGCCCCATACAGCTCGTCCCGTATAAGGAGAATCTACCAATGGATTAACGCGGGCTTGATATAATACATCTCGTTCACCTTTGCTGAACCGTGACTCGAGACCAATACAATAATTTAAAGCTCCATCAGTAATACCCGCTGGGGCTTTTCCAACGTTGACATTATTATCTGTCCTAGCATAAACCCCTGCTACGTGACCACAGCTAGGCATTAACTTAGCTCGACCTTCATTTAAAGGATCAGCAATTTTAATCCACGGACTATAAATAGCAAGATAACTAGTGTTTTTATTTAAAGTTTGTCGATTCCATTTTGCCGCATTAGTGGCTGAATTATTTTCTGGGACCGATCCGATTACAAATACATCTTCTCGGCCTTCTGCATAACTAATTTGATCGTCCAACGATGTTGGATCGTAGCAAAAATCCGGAATGGCTAACTGAAAAGAGTCTTCAACATCGTTTAAGGCATACATTCCAGACTTGGTAGCCTCTAACGCAGGTGCAGTCGTGGTAGTTCTTGTAATAAGACTAGTTGTTCCATCTGAACCACTTGCCAAATCACAATAAACCGTCCCATTTGGAGTTAGAATATATGTGATTTGAACATTTGCGTCAGCTGCTGGTTCGCTGCCACCGTCAAAAGTTACTGTAACAGCCCCAGTTGTATAATTTATAGTGGAAGCTGTATTATCAATAGTGCCTCCATCAATAGTTCCAGTTCCGTCACCAGCGTCAGTGTCAGCACCTAATGATGCCCCTCCGTCAATATGGACAGTTAGTGATCCTGGTAAAACTTCATAACCAGTAGGAACTGACAATGTAGCAGTAAAAGCTGCTAACGCACCTGTACCATAACCAATACTAAACAAACTTTTACTTATAGGAGCTAAAGCTTCCATAATGGCCGGACCGTCAGTGTCGACAGTTAATTCTATTAATGACGATTCATCATTTACTACACTTGGCAAATACCTTGCGTCAGTATTATCAGAGATAGATACTGATTCATACCTTTCCTCTTCCACATAAGTACCACTTGAGTCCTTTTCATAAACAATATAATCAAACTTGGTATAAGCTCCAGTTGTAGCATCAAAATAATTCTCGTTAGGTTCGATTTCAGCACGAAGACCATCACCCCATACGCCTTTGCTGCTTGCGACAACGTCCCAATATTCTTTTAAGTCCGTACCTTTGTAAGTATGAGGATAGGATGCTTCGTCAAGTCCAAGTAAAAGTTCAGTACAATCATTAACTGTCGGTGCAGAAAATTCAACCTCTGAAGTTAATCCCGTGGTTGGTGATGTAAAAACTAATCTTCCTTGAAAAGAAACATCAGTATCTATAGAACAAATAGTGTCTGTATTGCTTGCATAACTGTGAGGATAAGCTCCTTCGTCAAGCCCAGTAAGCAAATTAGTACAATCATTTGCGGATGGAGCAGCAAAAACAATACTGGTTCCAGCTTTAAAGAGAAGTTTAGTTCCTGTTACATAACAAACAGTCGATCCAACTGCAGTGTTAATATTTCCTGCAATTGCCGATAAGGCATAAGTGCCGGCTACACCATTATCGCCAGTAACATCAATATCGGCGGCTCCACCGCCGTCAATGTCCAGATTGATATTATAATGGGTTCCATCAAGGGTAAGAATAGGATCTGTTACAGCAGCGCCAAGAAATTGTGCCTTATTCCATTCTGTATTAATAGTAGATACTAAATCAGAAAGAGTATAAGGACTAGAGGCGCCTAAATCTCCAGTAACATCTATTTCTTTAGGATCACTATTATCAATTGATACAGCAATATTATAATTGCTAGCACCCAGATTAGTTATTCCATCAGTAGCAGTAGAATGTAACCTGCATGTTTCCTCTGCGGCTGTTGCAGAGGTATTATGTCCGCAACTAGACGCAACTGCGTCGCTGGGGGTTACCCTAACAATGTATGCGCTAGTTCCACCGTTTTTAAAAAATGCTGTTACTCCGAAACTAATTAAGGATTCATTCCAATGGTTACCGAAAACCCGGAAATATTCTTCTAAACTAGTAACTAATGTAGCCTCATTTTCTGGCCCACGTGGGGTAAATCCAACCGTGGCCATATTTGCTGTAGAAACAGGACCAATTGCGCCTGGCCCTGCACTTTTTTCTTCTACATAAATTCCAGCACTTGAATAAGAAGCCATTTTATTCCTCCATTAAGTTTTATCTTCGTTTAATTTATATTTTCTCTTTTTTCTTTTAGATTTTTTCTTTTCCGGTTCTTTAAATGTTTCCTCTAAAACAATATTTTCATCACAGTTCGGAAAAGATGTTTCTATCAAAACCTCATTTTCATTAGAATTGAAACTGTCAGGTATCTTATCTTGCTCGTCTATACCTAGGATAATTTCTTCGTCTATTTCTCGAATAGGATGTATTATTATTGTATCAACCTTGACAGACTCTTCTTCTATTTTTTCCTCATGTTTAATAGGTTGTTCTTTCACCTTATCTTGAGGCTGTTTATTTTCTTTTTTAGGTTTTATTTCTAATTTTTTTCGTTCAGGTAATTTTTCAATAATTTTTTGTGGAATTTCCTTAATCCATCCATTATTAATCATTCTAACCACATTAGGATGGTTAAGATATTTTTCATCCAATTCAAATTTAGAATGAGCACGAATATGAGATATAGATATATCTGGAAGTAAAATAGATATTGAAAAATTTCTTGTATTAGCAAATACCTTCATTTTAAAAAATCCTATTATTTTTGAATAAAATTAATTTCTGGTAATTGAAATACCGCTTTATGCTCAACTGGATCATTCATATCAATTTCTGCTTCTACACGTAAGGTAAGAGACCAGGAAATTATTCTATCGTCAATTGCTAATATTTCACTAGTATCAACAAACCCTTCATTGTAAGCACTATAAGTTCTAGTTTCAGACAAAGAATCTATAACATTAATTAAACTATAAGGTTGATAAATCCTTACAATTTTAGAAAGTATTTCTTGTGCAACCCTTCTATATTTAGCCTTAATATTTATCGTATAAATAACATCGTATGGCCAAGCACTTTGTTGTGTCTCATATTTATCATAACCGTCTACTACGGTCCCTGATGGCAATGTAACCTGTTTTGCTACTGCTCCTGTAGCTGGTGCCCTATAAGCTAATGTGCAAGGTGTCCATCTGTTTAATGCAACACTAAATTCGTCATTGCGAGATACTTCTATTGAAGGTAAAACATGATCCTCATAAATCCCTGATGGATTATTAAATGTTATTGGCACACCTGGGGCACTTATTCCATTAAGGTCAACTGGCATATCAGCACTAGTTAAATTGCTAAAATTGGCCAATGGAATTATATAATTAGACTGATCATTACCATCTAATGACCAATCTAAAATTTGTCCGCCCATCGTTACAATGACGCCGCGATCAAAATCTTCGATCCACACTTGCCCTGTAGGAGTGTCGTTCATAATATAATTATAGAATATTATTTATAAAAACGTCGGTGGGGTACTTCTATTTTTTATACAACTTGAAACAAATTGTTGCTTTCTGGTTTGATTTTTTGTACAGATTTAACAATATCTGTAATTAAAGCACTATAATTACCTATCTCTCTTGATGTAGCAAATGAATCTAAAACTTTTCCACTTTGTAAAATATCAATAAAAAGATCTTCTGCAGTTACTTTTATTTTTACATTTACGCTATCTTTAATAACGCTAGAATCACTTTTCATTTCCTCAAAACCAAAAATACCGATAGCCCCGCCTTCAATTCCTTCAATATTATAAACCGGATTACATAATTCATGTGCTATGTCATTTAAAACAGCTTTAGCAACTGTAACATTATCACTATTATTACTTTCAATAATAATCTTGATAAGTTGTTTTTGTAGTGAATTATTAATACTATTAATATTCATTTCACCTTGTCCTGAAAGTTAGTTAATAACAATAAATCGTTTATTGTTATATTATCTCGTGAAACACTTCCTTTTTTCCATTCTTGACTTTTTGGATTAGTAAGTGCTTTGTTAATTTTTTTATCTTTAACAATTATTTTTTTATCATTCCTTGCCTTAATAACCATCGGCCGCCAGTGTGGCTTTGCTTCTGTCCCTAGCCCAAATTCCATCCTAAGCGCATTAAATGCAAAATCAGGTATAACTTTTCGTTCATTTTCTTTCATATCCAAATTTTTACCTTTAAAAGTTCTATTTGGAGTAATACCACACAATTTAAGCATATTATTAATATAAGGCAATTGATCTATTTTTGTTTTTTTAATTAATCCTATCTCTCTCTCTGTCACTCTTCTGTAAATAATTAATGCATCTTTTTCGTCTGGAAAAAACGGTATAGTATCTAACGTCCACGGACTAAGAGACTCCAACATGTCTAAGCATCTATCCCTTTCAAGATTCTTACCTTTAATCTGTATATAGATGATATCTTCATGCTGGTGAATATCTCGGACTGTTTTTTGCTCTAATATAGAAGTGTCTGCCATGATTGTAACAGCAGATTCTTCCTTATTAGCTAAGTCAACCTTTTTTACTGTTAAGCTATCACGATAATCATCATTTTCTTTAATATTTGGTATTCTGCCTAACAAATAATTATGTCCATTATCAGCAACAATATCTAATGAACGATCCATTGCATATTTAAGTCGTTTAGAAAACTCTCTTAAAATTTTAGCACTTTGACTATTTTTTTTTGACTTAGAAACTTTGATCACTATTCTATTAGTATAGGACAATTGTTAAATAGCTGTTTTAATATTACTTCTAAAAAAAAATTGACTTTTAAATTTTACATGTGATATTAAAAAAACTTTGAAAGGAAAAACATTGAAACTTGTAAAATTGCCAATCGCTATTGAAGGACCAAAAAGACAATACTTACCTTATGAAATTCATAAAACGTGTGAGAAATGTAAAGCTAAATTAATTAAAAACTTTAACGATGAATATCTTATGTATCCTGTATCGGGAAAAATATATAAAACGGGTATTTATTGCGAAAATTGTGACAAAGAATATCCGGTAAAGTTAAGGTTTGACTTTCTGTTAGAAATAGTGGAGTAATATATGCAGCTAGTAAAATGGATAAGTATAGAACAATTTCACAATCTAAGAAGAAGTATTAAAAAACGAAAAAAATATATTGAACAGGAATTAGGGCAAAAATACGATTATCCTACCATTAAATACCGTCCTAAAGTCAAACTGGATGGAACGTGTGGTATTGTTCAGATTGATTCAGAGGGTAATGTTACCGCCCAATCACGAGAACGAATTCTATCTATCGGCAAGGACAATTATGAATTTTGTGCTTGGGTTACAAAAAATAAATCATATTTTTCCATATTAAATCGTCCACCTGGTTACAAGTTGGTAATTTTCGGGGAATGGTGTGGCCAAGGAATTCAACGAAGAACAGCTATATCTAAAATAGGTAAAAAAATTTTCGCCATCTTTGCTATCCAATTAGGTAAGGAAGATGACAATAATTTTAACGAAAACTCCATCCTTTATACAGATCCTGAAGATATTAATAGTAAATGGTTAAATTATGAAAATATTGATATTAATTTTAATGATATCTTTGTAATTCCATGGTTAACAACCGATTCAATAGCTCTCAGCTTTGGTAATGAGGATGATTTAAGAAAAAAAGTAGACCTTATTAATGAATTAGTAAATACTGTAGAAGAAAAAGATCCGTGGGTTTTTGAACAATTTGGCGTTGAAGGAATTGGAGAAGGAATAGTAATGTATCCTCAAATTTGTCACAGATCTGTCCCACGTGATGAAATTGCCGAACTGATATTTAAAGCAAAAGGAAAAAAGCATCAAGTTGTTAAACAGGAAAAACCCGCACAAATGGATCCTCAAATTATAAAAAATGCACAAATATTTGCTGAAAAATTTGTTACCGAAGCACGGTGCGAGCAAGGATTATCGATAGTGTGTCAAGATGGAATTGATATAAAAATGATGGGTCCTTTTTTGAAATGGATTAATAATGATATTTTAAAAGAATCGACCGATGAGCTTACTACAAACGATCTACCATGGAAACAGGTAAGTAAACAAGTTTCAATAATCGCTCGGAACTGGTACCTGAACAAAGTTAAAACAATTTAAACGCACATTTAAATATGGTAACCTATGAATTATGTCAAAAATCTTGCAATATATATTGATCGTTTAAAAAATATATTAAATCTAGAAAGAGATATAGGTTTAAAAATCCTTAACGATGTTGCAAAAATAGAACAAAAAGTAGACAGACTTGATAAAATAGAACAAAAAGTAGACAGACTTGATGAAATAGAACAAAAAGTAGACAGACTTGGAGCAAACATCCAAAACTTAGAAATTAATATAAAAATTGTTTTACCTACTCTTATAAAAAGTTTTGGAATCATATTAATTATTATAACAGTTTGCATCAGTATAATACTTCTCATGATTCTAATACTAATTTAAAAATACAAAAGGATCAAACCATGATAATAGAAGGATACAAATTTTTCTTAAAAGATTACAAAGCAAAGTACGGTGATTTTCAGTTTAAGGTAGGAGAGAGATATAAGCATGATGGTCCGGTAATTTTATGTAATTCGGGCTTTCATTTTTCAAGAGATTTAGAAGATGCATTTCAATATTATAAAGAGGAGGCATATCATTGTTGCAAGGTAGAAGGGGGAGGAGAGATGAAAGAAAGAGATGAAAATGAAGGAGAAATAAAAAAGAAAAATGATAAAGTTGTCTGTTCAGAAATATATATCAAAGAGGAATTAGATATTATTAATGTATTAGAAGAGCTAAGCCTGAACAATGATTGGATTGTTAGGAAGGCAGTAGCAAGGAATCCTAATTGTTCAGCAAAGACACTAGAAAAATTAAGCAAAGATAGTCATTGGGAGATTAGGAGAGCGGTAGCAGGTAATCCTAATTGTCTGGTAGAGACATTAAAAAAATTAAACGAAGACAGCGACTATGATGTTAGGTTAGCTATAGCAAGGAATCCTAGCTGTCCGGTGGATATATTAAAAAAGTTAAGTGAAGATAATAATAATGAATTTAAAATGGCAATAGCAAATAATCCTAATTGCCCAACGAATATATTAAAAAAGTTAAGTGAAGATAATAATAATGATGATATTAGATGGATAGTAGCAAAAAATTCTAATTGCTCAACGAATATATTAAAAAAGTTAAGTAAAGACGATAGTTGGAATGTTAGATGGGCAGTAGCAAAAAATCCCAATTGTCCGGTAGGAATCTTAGAAAAGTTAAGTGAAGATAATGATAGTGATGTCAGGAGGGCAGTAGCAGAAAATCTCAGCTGTTCAACAGAGACTCTAGAAAAATTGAGCAAGAATGGCAGTTGGAATATTAGGAAGGCGGTAGCAGAAAATTCCAATTGTCCGGTAGGAATCTTAGAAAAGTTAAGCGAAGATGATTATTGTGATGTCAGGAAGGCAGTAGCAGAAAATCCCAATTGTCCAATAGGAACCTTAGAAAAGTTA